GAGGCGATCCGGGGCGTAGAGTCGAACCGCAAGCGTCAACTGTCCAGCGCGTACCGCTACACGCCCGATATGACGCCCGGAAATTATCAGGGTATGCAATACGACGGAATTATGCGAAATATCGTCGGCAATCATGTGGCGCTCGTTATCGAAGGGCGCGCAGGACCAGACGTTCTAGTCGGGGATGAGAATACCATGAAGACACGTACGGCGCTGATGGTATCGGGAGCACTGGCGGCGCTGGTTCGCCCCCTGCTCGCGCAGGATGCCCAGATCGACCTGACCGGCCCGCTCGACGATGTGTCGGCCAGTACGCTCGGCGACGGCAAGGCGATCGCCGAAGCGGTCGTGGCGCTCGTCACGCCGCAGCTGGCCGCCGACAAGGCGCTGACCGTAGAAGACGTGCAGGCGACCATCGCCGCGGTCCCCAAGGTGCTCGCCGAAGACGCGCTGACGGTCGCCGCGCCGGCGCCCAAGCCGCCGACTATCGTGCCGCCCGCCCCGCTCGGCATGGACGAAGCGGCCGTGGCGAGCCGTATCGAAGCGGCGGTCGCCGCCGAGCGTACCGCCAGCATGGCCATTCGGACCGCCGAACGCGAGGTCTTTCCGCACATCGGTGAAGTCGTCGCCATGGATAGCGCGAACGCCTACTATCAGATGGCGCTCGACGCGGCCAAGGTCGATCACGCTGGCATTACCGATACGACCGCCCTGCGCGCCATGGTCAAGATGCTGCCCGCGCCGGGCGATCTGATCGCGCAGGACACGGCGTTCAAGGATGCCGCCGACGACATCCTGCCCGCCAAGTCGCACCTCATCCGGAGCTAACAGCCATGCCGTTCCAGACCTCGGTTCTTGCGAACCCCGCCCCCGCTTTCGATGGCGACTGGGCGAGCGCCAACCCGCACACGTCCATGCTGACGCCCGGTAACGGCGATCCCGCCCTGTCGACGTACAAGGCGTGGACCGTCGGCGCGGCCGGCGTGGTCGTCGGCCGGTTCGCCTTCGCAAACCTTTCGACTGGCGAAGTGACGAGCGCGCAGCCAGCCGTCGCAGCCAACCTGCAGCGCATCGGCTTCATCGGTCGCGACCAGCCGGTGGTCATCACCGGGTACCTCGCTGGCGACGGCATGACTATGTATCAGGGCCAGGAAGTCGACATCATGGACAGCGCGGACGTGTGGACTCGCTTTCCGAACGGCGGCACGATCGGCGGCAAGGTGTTCGCGTCGACTACGACCGGCCAGGCGATCGGTACGGCGGCAACGGGCGGCACGGTCGCCGGCGGCGTCGAAACGCGCTGGTTCCTCGACTCTCCGGTGATCGCCGGCGAGCTCGGCAAAATCTCGACTCGGGGGTAATCCACAATGCGTGACCTTGCACTTCGCACCCGGCTGGCCGGCTACGGTATCCACCTTCCGACCACGGCTGTGCTTGCGCAGGATGCGTGGCGTGACGACCTGTTCGCTGCGGCGGCCGCCAACCCGGCGCTCGTCAACGCCGACCTGCGCAGTGTCATCGCCAGTATCGGTCACAACGGCGGACCGGCCATGGACGCCCAGCCCGGCGCGATCACCACGCCGTCGGCTGGTATCCCTGCGTTCCTGACCAACATCATCGATCCGGAAGTGATCCGTATCTTCACGCAGCCGATGCGTGCCGCGGAGATCTTCGGCGAGACGAAGAAGGGCGACTGGACGACCCTTTCCGTGCAGTTCCCGACGATCGAGAACGCTGGCCAGGTCAGCAGCTACGGCGATTACAACAACAACGGCACGACCAGCGTCAACGCCAACTGGGTGCCGCGCCAGTCGTATCACTACCAGACGATCAAGCGCTACGGCGAGCGCGAGCAGGCCATCTGGGGCGTCGGCGGCATCAACAAGTCGGCCGAGCTCGATATCTCGGCGGCCTACGTCATGGCCAAGTTCCAGAACCGCTCGTATTTCTACGGGATCGCCGGTCTGCAGAACTATGGCATGCTGAACGAGCCGTCGCTGATCGCACCGTCCACCCCAGCCGTGAAGACCGCCGGCGGCACGACCTGGACGCTCGCGACGGCGCAGGAGATCTACAACGATATCCTCGCGCTCTACACGCAGCTGAACGTCCAGATGGGCGGCAACATCAACATGCGCGAGCGGATGACGCTCGTGCTGTCGACAACCCGCGAGTCGGCGCTGTCGAAGGTGTCGCAGTTCAACATCACGGCCCGTCAGACCATTCAGGAGAACTTCCCGAACCTGACGATCGAGACGGCGCCAGAGTACAGTACCGCGGGCGGCGAGCTCGTCCAGCTGTTCCTGCCGACGTTCGAGGGCCGCACGACTGCGTACGGCGCGTTCACGGAGAAGATGCGCGCGCACCCGCTGATCGCGCAGCTGTCCGCCTGGATGCAGAAGATGTCGGCCGGCACGTGGGGCGCCATCTTCCGGAGGCCGGTCGCCCTTGCACAAATGTTGGGTGTGTGATCCGTGTAACACACTGAACATCTGACAAAGGATCCGAGAATGCACGTCATCTGTAAGCTCCCCCACGGCCTGACCATCAAGCACGCCGGCCAGACCATCAACCTGAACGGCGCGAACGAGGGTTACGACCCGACGTTCCTCGCGCCGAACGGGCGCAACAACGACGGCGAAAAGCGCGTCGGCGGGTTCGGCATCACCGAACTGACCGGCGATCAGGCGTCCGCGTTCGAGGACTGGGCGAACCACGTCACGTACAAGGACGGCAAGAAGGAATCGGGTAAGCTGCCCGAGCCGAACCTGGCGCTCGAGAACGGGATGATCGTCTCGTTCAAGTCGGAAGCCGACGCGCGCAAGGAAGCGAAGAACCTGTCGTCCTACATCGCGACCGGTACGGAGGGTATCGACCCGGCGACCGACAAGCAGATGAAGGACGACCAGCTGGAAACCGCTGACAAGAAGTAATACCGCGGCCCTGCCCGCGCTCTGGAGGTTTCCATGGCCGTAGCTGTTTTCGACTACGCGCTGTGGTCCCTTTCCTACCCGGAACTACAGGCGACCGTTAGCGAACCGCTGGCGGTCGCTTTGTTTCGTCGCGCGCGGTTGTTCCTTAACAATACGGACTGCTCGCTCGTCACGGACGTGGATATGCGGCTCGATCTGCTGAACCTGATCGTCGCGCACCTCGCCAGCCTTGGCGGGGCCGGCCAGGCGGGCGGCGCTAGCGGGCTGGTCGGACGCGTCACGTCCGCCACGGAGGGTTCGGTCAGCGTGGACGTGGACGCCGGCCCGAGCAATGCGAACAGCGCTTGGTGGCTGCAGACCACGTACGGCTTCCAGTACTGGACCGCGACGGCCAGTTACCGCACCATGCAATATGTTCCCGGCCCGGTTCCGTCTATGGAGCCGAGGGGGCTGAACGGCCGTACTTACCGCAGGGGTTTCTGATGGCACTGACGCTCACCAACACCGTCGCCACGTTCGGTTCGCGGTTCGTCGCACTCGTGCAGGGGCGCGTCGGCACCGTCACGCTCAAGACGAACCCGCGGTACGCCTGGGCGCTCGCCTCGCTCGAATTGTCGTGCAGCGACGTTCAGTCGGGCGACACGGTCGTGCTGACCGAGACGATCAACGGCACGCCGACCGACTATACGTTCCCGATGACCGTGCAGGGCGCGCCGTCTACGTTGCGGATTGCCGGCACGCCGTCTGCCGCAGGTGTTGGGTCGTCAGGTGCGTTCACACCGACGATTACGGGCGGATCCGGCACGTACTACCTGCGTGCGCTCGGGCAGCTGCCGGCCGGCCGATCCGTGGTCGGTCTGGCCATGACCGGCTCGTATCTCTCGAGTGGGCCGAACGCGTATCTGCTCGAGGCGTCGGACAGCTTGGGCGCGACCGCACGGCTAGCCGTTAGTGAGAATGTTGCGGGCGGCACCCCCACTCCAACCCCGACGCCTACGCCTACGCCGGGTCCGGCAATCCCCGCGCTCGATTGGCGCATGCCGGCGTCGGCCACGTATTCCAGCAACGGCACCACGGCCACGCAGCTTCAGACCGCGCAGGCCAGCGTCGCGAGCAAGAGCCGGGCGCAGACGCTTACGGTCGCGGCAAATGGCGCTACGGGCTTTGTCGCTTACCGTGTCGCAGCGAGCGATACGCCGCTGATCCTGTCTTGGTCGGTAAGCTACCTCGACGGCATCAGCTACGCCATAGATACGAGCACGGACACGACCACTCCCGGTGTCGACGGGACTTGGACCCCAGTCGGCGCGCACGAGTTGTTCAGCGAGTTCCGCGACTTTCACGTTATCCCAGCCGGTGGCGCACGTGTCATCCGCCTGACCGCTACCAACGCCCGCACATCGGGCAATCTCGTCATCGTGCCGATACTCCACCAGATCCCGGCAAGCGGCGCGTTCGATGCTCACCACCTGATCGGCGCATCGCGCGAGGCAGGCCTTGGCAACAGCGACACGATCGAGAACGCGATTATTGCGCAGTTCCCGACGCGCGATCCGATCATCTTCTCGACGGCGGGCAGCGGCTACACCGCGCAGTCCGTCATTGCGAAGATCAACGCGCCTTGGTCCGCGGACGGCATCACGCGCACCGTCAGCTTCCAGACGCGCATGACGGGCGCGGTGTCCTTCCACCATGTCGGCAACTTCATCGGCAACAACGTCACCGGCGCGCGAGTCTACGACAGCGGCCAAAAAGCTGCGCTCGACGCTGCTTACGATACGCTCTGCGCCACGATCATCCCTGCGATCGGCGGCACGATCTACATGCAGAACACGTCGTTTCGCTGGTATCACACAGGGACGGCCGTCGAGCCGACTTCGCTCGCACTTCAGAACAACGGTTCGCTTCCCTACAACATCAATGTCGTCAACGCGAAGATTCAGCAGTATTCGGTGGATGGCTGGGACAGCAACGCCCTGACTGCCCGCACCGACAACTACAGCCTCATGTTGGTCGACCGTGATGAGCTGAACGCGACAGACGGCATCCACGACGGCTACGATGTCAACCGGGCGTACATCATCGCGACCGAGTGGGCGCGCATCTATACCGGTTCGTGGCCTGCCAAATCCTATGCCGAGCAGGTTGTGGATACGGCGGTTTCGGCGGGCTCGACACGCGCCATTCAGGACGCGACCTATGTCCTGGACGCACTGCCGGACAGCAGCTTCAAGACCGCACAGCGCGCCCGCGTAACTGCTATTGCCGCTCCACAGGAGACGATTCTGTTCTCCCCGAACACGTCCAACACTGTCGCCGGCTGGTACGCCTTCGACGGTCTCACGACGGGTGTGAAGTCGGCGTCGATGCCAAACACGACGGGTGCGGCGTCGGGCATATCAATGGAAGTTGTCGAGCCGTTCGACACCGTGGCGGTTACGAGTATGGGCTCGTCGAGCATACCGTGGGCGCCGTTACTGGCTCTCAATCGTCATGCGTACAACACTGCGGGTAACACCGCTACGCTGCGGATCGCCGGCCTCAATGCCGCCAAGTCTTACAGGTTGCGGCTGGCCCCGGCGCGAACGAGCACAACCGGATCGCGCCTCACGCAGTACAACGTCAATGGCGTTGACCGCACGCCGATTATCGAGGCACTGGGCAACATCACGCAATTTATCGAGGTGACACTGACCGGGCTGACGACCTTCGACATCATCACCAAGAGCACTAACGGTCAGATTTCGTATCTCAACGTCGGTTCGCTCGAGAGAATGAACTGATGACCAGCTTCCGTCAGTCCGGCACGTGCCTGATCGGCTGGCAGGGCGCCGAACCCGTCGCGCAGATCGCGTGGGACGTGACGGACGGCGGCTGGTACATCAACTTCCTAACTGTCGAGCAGCCTCGGTTGCTTGCCCCGCTGCTTGCGCGTTTCCGTCAGATATGGCGCGATGCCGGCGAGCCCCGGTTGACCGCTGCCGTAGCGGATAATAATTACAGACTAGCCGTGTTCCTCGGTTCAGTACCGCGTAACAATCCTCAAGTGGAGATCCGTCATGGGTGACAAGGAAAGCAAGGCGTACCGTAAGCTGTCGGCCGCGGGCAAGACCGCGTATGGCCGTGACCGCGCGAAGGAAGCCGACGCCAACCAGGGCACGTTCAGCGCCACTTTGGCCAAGCTGTACGCCGGCGATTACAACTCGCTGTAAATGGCCGAAATAGGCATCAAGCAAGGCGGGCTGCTCGACAAGGCGTTACGTGACCTCGCGAACAAAGTCAGCAAGCCCGCCGTGTTGCGTGCGGGATTCCTTGAGTCCGCCAAATACCCCGACGGCCAGTCCGTGGCTGAAGTGGCGGCGATCCAGAACTTCGGTGCGCCCGGTGCGGGTATCCCGGCTCGTCCGTTCTTCACGAACGCAGTCGCGCGCGGATCGGGCGAGTGGGCCGGTAAGCTGGCTGCGCTGCTCAAGCTGACCGATTACGACGCGGAACGTGCGCTGGCCATGATGGGGCCGGTGATCGCGTTCGACATCCAGAAATCGATCACCGAGACGAACGCGCCGCCCCTATCGCCAGTTACCATCCAGCTTCGCGTCATGCGGAAAAATGACTCGTCGCTGGTCGTGACAGGCGCCACGGTCGGCGAAGCGGCTGCACGGGCCAAGGCCGGCGTGTCAACCGCCGGTGTATCGACCAAGCCACTTGTCGACAGCGGCACGATGTTCCGATACGTTTCGTTCGAAGTTACGCCGACAGGGGGCACAGAATGACAGCTACGGTCATCGTCACGAACGACAAGCGGCTCGGGCTGGCTGCCATGCTTACGCGGGTTGCCCTGGTCGTGCGATCGTCGCGTCTGCTCGTACTGGCGATCGGGTTGCGTGATAGCGCGGTACGCGAGCAGTACGAATGAACCTTCGCGCTCTTGCCAACCGTGCGACCCGCACGGTCAATCCGAACGTGACGGCACAGCTGCGCGCGTCGACCGGCTACGCGACCGCGGCGAGCGGCAAGCAGGAGCCGACCTACGCCGACGCCGCGCCGGTTGTGTTGCAGGCGCAGGCGTTGACCAAGCGGGACCTCGATCATCTGGCCGGGCTGAATATCAGCGACGCGGTGCGGCCCGTCTACGCAAACCGCCCGCTGACCGGCGTCGATCGCGCAAAGGGTAGCGGAGGGGATCTGATCGATATGGTCGACGGCACTTTCCTTGTCACGGCCGTGCTCGAGGACTGGTCGGCTACGTCTGGCTGGTGCAAGGCCGCCCTGACCCGGCAGCTTACTGCATGATCAGCGAAGACGACATTTTCGCGGCGTTGCGCGCGTTCCTCCTATCCGTACTGCCCGCCGGCACGGAAGTGCTCGTTACGCAGCAAAACCGCGTCCCCCAGCCGGTCGGCCCGAATTACGTCATGATGACTGCGGCCAGCCGTACGTTCATGTCGAGCTCGTATCGCGAGTATCGCCCGCCCGACGACCAGCAGGACACCGCGCGCAGCACGTCGGCGGGTATCCAGCTGGATTTTTACGGCCCGGTCAGCAGCGACTATGCGCAACGGTTCGCTACGCTTTTCCGCGACGAGTATGCGACGACGGCGATGGCTGGCACGGGCGTGACGCCGCTTTATTGCGACGACGGCTCGCAGATGCCGCTGACGAACGGCGAGAAGCAATACGAAGCGCGCTGGATGATCCAATGCGCACTGCAAGTGAACCCCGTGGTATCGACACCAATGCAATTTGCGGATAAGGTCGTCGCAACCATCGTAGAGGCGGACTGACGACATGGCAGCAAGCATTCCAGCATCGGCCATCGTGCAGGTCTTGCCGAACGTGATCGACGCGGGCGGCTCCGGTCTGGATCTGGTCGGCCTGATCCTGACGAACAGCAACCGCGTGCCCGTCGGTACAGTCGCCCGCTTCGCGACGCTGAACGACGTGCAGGCCTTTTTCGGCCCGATCAGCACCGAAGCCACGCTGGCCGCAACCTATTTCGCCGGTTATGACGGCTCGACTGTCAAGCCGGCTGTGCTGCTCTTCTCGCAGTATCCGGCCGCTCCGGTGGCCGCCTATCTGCGCGGCGGGTCGAACGGCCTGACGCTTGCGCAAGTTCAGGCGATGAGCGGCGTTCTGGCCGTAACGGTTAACGGCGTCGGGACGACCAGCGGGATCATCAATCTCGCCGCCGCGACCAGCTTGAGCAATGCCGCAGCGCTTCTGCAGACCGGGATCGCGGCCAGTAATGCAACCGTGACCTACGACAGCATTTCCGGTTCGTTCGTTATCGCCAGCCCGACCACCGGGCCGGGTAGCACCATCACTTTCGCCTCTGCCGCGCTGGCCGCCCCGCTCGGGCTGACCGAAGCGACGGGTGCGGTTCTTAGCCAAGGTGCCGCGGCCGCAACGCCGGGTGGTGCGATGGACGCGGTGGTCGCGCAGACGCAGGATTTCGCCAGTTTCACGACGGCCTTCAAGCCGATTGCCGCCGACATGTATGCGTTCGCGCTGTGGAACGACCTGCAGGACAATCGCTACCTGTACGCGATGTGGGACAACTCGATCACCCCGACGCAGTTCGGCGACACGAGCAGCGTCGGATATCTGATCGCGCAGGCCGGGCTGTCCGGTACGGCGCCGATCTATGACCCCAACAACGGCGCAAGCGTCGCGGCGTTCCTGCTCGGCGCGGTCGCATCGATCAACTTCAATGCCGTGGAGGGCCGCTCGACGCTGGCTTTCCGCAGCGGCTCCGGGCTGTCCGCCGGCGTGACGAACGCGACGATCGCGGCCAACCTGCGCAGCAACGGCTATAATTTCTACGGGGCGTACGCGACGGCCAACGATGGCTTCACGTTCTTCTATCCCGGCTCGGTCAGCGGCGAGTTCGACTGGATCGACTCGTACGTCAACCAGATCTGGATGAACAGCGGCTTCCAGCTGGCGCTGATGAACCTGCTGATCGACGCGGGCAGCATCCCGTACAACACGGACGGCTATAGTCTGATCGAGGCGGCGATGGCGGATGTCATCAACCGCGCGGTCGACTTCGGCGCGATCCGGGCGGGCATCGCGCTCAGCCAGGCGCAGGCCGCGCAGGTCAACGGTGCGGCGGGGCGCGTCATCTCGAACACGCTGCAGGAGCGCGGCTGGTACGCGCTGGTGCTGCCGACCGACGCGTCCGTGCGCGCAGCCCGAGGCTCGCCGCCGGTGTATTTCTTTTATACCGATGGCAGCAGCGTTCAGAGGCTCACGGTGAGTTCGGTGTTGGTGCAGTGACTTCTCGGCTTTGTCCGACTTGCGCGGTTTCGTATGCTCCCGCAGAATACGGGGCGTCGTACTATTGCAAGCCGTGTATGGCCGCGCGTGCCCGATCTCGACGACTCGCTAATCCGGAAGCCTCGCGAGCGGTCAATGCTAAATGGCGCAATAATAATCTTGACCGCTTCAAAGCGATGCAAGCGGTTTGGTTCGCCGAGAACGCGGAATATCGTTCCGAATATCGGAAACGTCAGCACGAACAGACTAAGCCCCGCGCGCTACAGCTGGCGCGAGACTGGAAAGCCGCCAATCCAGGCAAATGCTTAGCCTACACAGCGAAACGTACAGCGATTAAAAAGAACGCGATTCCCAAGTGGTCGAATGCCGAGATGACCGAGACGGTCTACCATTTGGCTCGAATGCTGACGGAGACAACCGGCGAGCCGTATCATGTCGACCATATCGTTCCCTTGGTTTCACCGTACGTTTGTGGTTTACACTGGCACGGCAACTTGCAGATTCTGACGGCTTCGGAAAACCAGTCCAAGTCGAATCGTTTCGATCCGAACACGCCGCTGGCGATGGGGGCCCTACGTCATGGCTAACAACAGAACTATCACCGCCGCCAACTCGGTCCTGCTGCTTAGCGCGGAAGGTCTGTTCGACGTGCCGCAGCGGATCCAGGGGTTCAGCGCGGACAACATCACCAGCACGGACAGCCTGGCGAGCAAAGAGACGCTGATGGGCGTAGACGGGCGGCTGTCCGCCGGCTGGGTCGCAGTCGCCGTGCCGCAGACGATCACGCTGCAGGCGGACAGTCCGTCCAACGACTTTTTCGACGCGCTCCTGCAGGCCGAAGAGACGGCGCGCGAAGCGTACGTGCTGCGCGGCTCGCTCGTCCTGCCCGCCATCGGCAAGAAATACTCCATGTCGCGCGGCTTCCTTACCGGGATCGTCAAGTTCCCCGCGGTCGGCAAGACGCTCGCACCGCGCGCCTTTACGATCCTGTGGGAAAAGGTTACTCCGGCGAACACCTAAGCGCAGGGAGGCGCTTTCTTCATGGCTACCACGATCACCATCCGCACAGGCGAAAAGCCCGTTGTGGTTACGATGTCGCGCGAAGGCGGCGAGCCCTCGACGTACACCGTCCCCGCGAACACACCGCACCACGTCGCCATTCCCGACGAGTGGACGCTGACCGTAGCGGATGCCGACGATGCGTAAGACCAAAGACGTTACGATCGCGCTGGGCGACGGCAACCGCGATAACGGCAAGACCTTCCGCCTGACCGAGATGCCCGCCGTGCAAGCCGAAAAGTGGGCCGCGCGCGCCCTGCTCGCCATGTCGCGTAGTGGCGTCGAGATCCCCGAGGAAGCCATGTCGGCCGGCGCCGCGACGTTGCTGGCCGCGGGCTTGAGGTCGTTCACGTCCATGGCGTTCGAGGATGCCGAGCAGTTGCTGGACGAAATGTTCGGTTGCATCGTGTTCTTGCCGGACCCGAGCAAGCCGCACGTCACGCGCCCGCTGATCGACGACGATATCGACGAGGTGTCGACCCGTCTCTTCCTGCGCGGCGAGGTGATCGAAATCCACACGGGTTTTTCCGTGACCGCCACTCTCTCGAGCTTGGGGGCGGCGGCCAAGGCGCAGGCGGATTCGTCCGGTACGCCAACGTCCCCCAAACCGTTGGAACCGTCGTCGGCCAGCGCCTAGCCACGCTGCATGAACTGTCCACGGTGTACGGACTGGAAGCTATGTACGATCTGCTGGAAATCGGACTAGTGGACAGCCGTAACCAGCAGATTGCCGGGGAGCCTCAGTAGAGGGGCGAGCGAAGGTAGCACTTAAGTGTTTTGAGGAACACGCCCTTTTTCTTAGTGCGACGGACAAAGCCGCTATTCACCCGTTTGTCCAATCGCCCCGACTTGAACAACCGTGTCATTCTTTTTTCGTCGTACGCCCTGGCCTCGGCCACGACTCGAACCCGGTCAGACTGGCGACGATTATTGTTGGCGGTTCGTAAGCGCATCGGTCCGGCTCCTAAGTTACCGCCCACCCCTACCAGCATTGACCGCCCTGTCAACACCTATCGCCCCGCTCGCTCGTAAGGTACTGTCCACGCCATGAACGTCATAGACGCCCTTGTCGTAACGCTCGGTCTGGACGCCAGTGCGTACCGCAAGTCCGCAGCCGACACGCGCGCGGACCAAGGCAAGGTCGTCGAGCAGTCCGACAAGATGGCCAAGCGCCTCGAGTCGGACGGCAAGCGTGCCGCGCAATCGTTTCGGTCCGTCCGTAACGAGGTGGCGGGGCTACTGCTCGCCTTCACCGGCGCGGCCACTTTGCGCGGTTTCGCGAGCTCGCTTATCGTCAATGACGCTGCGGTCGGCCGCCTCGCTACGAATCTCGGCATGGCGACCGAACAGGTGTCCGCATGGGAAGGCGCGATCAAGCGCGTCGGTGGCGATGCGAAGGACGCGGACGCGGCGCTGCAGTCCATGGCGGCCGCCTTCCAGTCGTACAAACTGACCGGCACGACCGGGAAGGACGCGGACTTTCAGGGGCTGGGCGTTTCGCTGAACGACCTGCAGGATCCAGCCGGTGCGCTGCTGAAGATCGCCGAAGCGTCCGAGCGTATGAGCCGACCGGAGTTCGTCGCGCGCGCCGGCCGGCTGGGCCTGTCCGATGCGACGATCAACCTGCTCGCTAAGGGTCGCGCCGGCACGCAAGGGCTGGTCGACGACCAGTACAAGCTGGGCGTGGCGACCGACGAGTCAAGCCGTGCCGCGCAGAAGTTCGAAGAGACGTTGGCGCGCGTCGATTCGTTGCTGCGCGAGAAGGTCCGTCCGATCGTCACGGAAATGCTCGAATGGTTCGAACAGTGGGCGGGCGATACGGACAACCTGTCGCTGGCGGTTGGTGGTTTGCTGATCGTGTTGGGCGGCCTGTCGCTATGGGTGCTGGCCGCCGCCGCGCCGTGGATCGCGTTTGCCGCGGCCATCGCTGCCGTGGTCTACGGTCTGGATCGACTGAAGAGCGTTGCGGCCGCATTGCTCGCCGGCGACTTTAAGGGTGCTTGGAACGCTCTGACGACTGGCGACACGATGGGCTCGCCAGACGTGTCGCGCGTGTCGGGCGACTGGATGAGCCGTGCCAACGCGGGCTTGCCGTCGGCGGGCGGTCGCGGCCCGAACGCCGGGATCATCGCGTATCTGAAGCGCGCCGGGTTCAGTAACGAGCAGGCGCGCGGAATAGACGCGGGGATCGGTGCGGAGGGCGGTGCGGTCGGTGCCGTCAACCCCAAGTCCGGCGCGTTCGGTATCGGCCAGTGGCTCGGTTCGCGCAAGCAGGGGCTGTTCGCGCGGTACGGGCGCAACCCGTCGCAAGAGCAGCAGCTGGCCTATCTCGTCTGGGAACTGAACGGCGGCGACCACGGCGGGCGGGCGGTGCGCGGCCAGTCGACCGCGGAAGGCACGCTGAACGCATATATCACCCGGTTCATGCGGCCCAAGGCGGGCTATGAGACGACCAGCGACCTGTCGCGCGGCATGGGGATCCTTGGCGGTCGAGCACCGGTGGGCGTCGGTGCGCGTGGCGGTACGGGCGGCTCGTCGACCAACACGACCAGCGTCGGCCAGATCACCGTCTACGTACCGAGCGGCGATCCGGACACGATCGCCAGCGGGATCCGCGGCGCCATCGTCAAGCGCGGCTTGGTCGTGCAGTCCGGATCGGGTATGAACCCCTAATGTCCGCACTCTTTCCGAACGTGCCGCTTGCTATTGCCGGGGTTCCGGCGGTGCTGCGCCGTGCGGGCGCGCTGGCCGACGCTCGCGAGCAGTTGGCTACGGCCAGCCGCGACATATCGAACACGATCGCCGCGCAGCGCTGGGGCATCTTCGCGCAGTCCGGCGACCAGTTACTGGACCCCGATAACGTCGTGTCGCTCGAGCACCGCGCCGAGTACCGGGTCGCCGACTATCCGCTGGAAGGCGGTTCGTTCGAATCGTACGACAAGGTGCAGACGCCGTTCGATATGCGGATAGCGGTCAGCAAAGGCGGCTCGCAGACCGATCGCGAGACGTTCCTGACGACCTGCCAGGCGCTGCTCGAGTCGCTCGCGGTCTATAATATCGTCACGCCCGAGCGCACTTATCTGAACGTTAACGTGGTCGGTATCGGCATGACGCGCAACGCGACGACCGGCGCCGGAATGGCGACCGTCGAGCTCGTGCTGCGCGAGGTGCGGCAAGCGGCCAAGGCGGCGTACAGCCGGACCGAGACGGCCAGTACAGACCAGCCACTGGCCGCTGCGCCGGCGACGACCGCGCCACCCGTCAGCGCGGCGCAAGGCACCACCCGACGGCCAGCCGCGGTGCGCAAGGTCAACCAGGGTAGCGTACAGCCGAAGCGGGTCGTAATTTCCGGTGCGACGCTGACCACAACGGCGAGCGGCCGAAAGCTGTTCGTTTACGACACGCCGCCGGGAGGCCGATAGAATGCCCGTCCCGTCCTACTATCCGATCGATATCGATCCGCCCGGTGACGGTGGCGACCCGGGCACCGGCTATCCGCCGCTCGCGCCTACACCCAGTCCGACCCCGACACCTACCCCCACGCCAACACCGACCCCACCGGTGAGCAGCGCAACTGTGCCGTCGGCCGTCGTAGCGGTGGCGCGCGCGCTCGCGTCGGTCATCGTGCCGTTGTCGCCCGTCCCCGCACAGGTGCTGGCGGTGTCGCTGGGTGCGCAGGCTTGCCGCATCCAGATCGCGCAGAAGTCGACGGGGCTCTATCTCGATCTGTTCGTCGCGGACGTGCCGGTCGTGCAGGGCGTGCTGTGCCGTGATCGCAACGTGCTCGTGCGCGACGCCTACCACGGCTTCACCGGCGACCTGACATTCTACGACACGCAAGGACTGGCCGATCCGTCGTACGAAGGGCTCGGCTCGCGCTGGCAGTTGGTGTGGCTGACCGTACCGTGAGCCTCGAGCAGCGCAAGATCGACCTGAAATTCCAGCTGGGCACCGGCGCGTTCGGCGAGGACGGTTCGAACACGGTCGAACTGACCGGGCTGCGCTGCACGGCCAACATCACAAAGTCGGGCGGCGTCAGCATGTCGAGCCTCGATCTGCGCGTCTACGGCATGCCGCTGGACGTGATGAACAAGCTGACCATCCTGAACAAGCTGCGCTACACGGACAGCCGGTTCAATTCGGTGACGGTCAGTGCGGACGGCGCGGTTTGCTTTACCGGGATCATGTCGGAAGCGTGGGCCGACATCCAGTCCGCGCCCGACGCGCTGTTCCACGTGTCCGCCTTCACGGGACTGCTCGAGGCGGTCAAACCTGTGGCGCCGGTCAGCTATAACGGCTCGGTCGACGTGGCGACGATCATGGCCGGGATCGCCGTGCAGATGCAGCCTATCCGTACGCTGGAAAATAGCGGTGTGGACGTGCGACTGGCCGATCCGTATCTGCCCGGGACGCTCCGTGACCAGGCACTGGCCGTTGCTCGCGCGGCCGGGATCAACCTGTTCATAGACGACACGGTGCTGGCAATCTGGCCGAACGGCGAGTCGCGCGGCGGACTTGTGCCGGTGCTGTCCGCGGCGACCGGCATAGTCGGCTATCCGCAATTTACGCAGAACGGCATCATGGTCCGCACGCTCTATAATCCGTCGCTCGTGTTCGGCCAGACGGTCGAAGTCGAGTCGGTGCTGACGCCGGCCAACGGTCGCTGGACGATCGCGGCCATCAGCCATAACCTCGACAGCGACGTGCCCGGCGGCGCGTGGTTCACGAGCATAGAATGCGGCCTGCTCGGGCAGACCGTCGCGGTGATCGACTGATGAACGACCAGCAAGCCTACGCCGGCCAAGGCGACCGCCAGAGCGGAACGAGCGAATGGAACCGCATGAACGCGGCGATCCGATCGGTCGTCAACCAGCTGGCGACCATGACGCCCGTACGGGTCGTCGCGGTGCGTGCGGGCAGCGTGGACGTAGAGCCGCTCGTCGCGCAGCTGGACGGCGCGGGCAATGCCGTGCCGCACGGGACGCTGCACAATCTGCCCGTCTACCGCGCGCAGTCGGGCGGTATCGGCATCATCATGGATCCGGTCGTCGGGGACCGCGGCGTCGCCCTGTTCGCGCACAGCGACATATCAAGCGTCAAGGCCAACCGCGCGCCCAGCCCGCCGGGATCGCGCCGGCGGTTCGACTGGTCGGACGGGGTGTTCCTGCCGGGGTTGCTGAACGACGAGCCGGTCAGCTACGTACGGCTGTCGGGCAGCGGCGTGGAGATCGAGGCGCCGACCGTGACGACCAGCGCGAGCCTTGCGGCCGGCGGCGGCGCGACGGGCAGCTTCTCGACGACGGACGGCAAGGTCGTTACGGTGGTCGGCGGGATCATCGTGGGGATCGCATGACCATCTATTCGGATATCGTCGCCCAGGCCGAGCAGTGCCGCACGTGCGAGGAATTGCAACGGCTGGCGCAGCGTAGCCTGCCACAGCTGGAAGCTGTGCTGTCGGGCGTCACGGAAGCCGCCGCCGCGCTGGAAGCCGCGCAGGAACTGCTGACGCTCAACCCGACCAGTCTGACCGACATCGCCAGCTATATCGGCAAGCTCAAGACGTACATTATCACGCCGTACCTGGCACCCTATGCGACGTACCTTGAGCAGATCCCACAAATTACGGCCGGGATCGCGCAGGCCACGGCCGGACTGAACGCCGCGGCTAGTCGGATCGGGAACTGTTCGATTTAATCCAGTCCGAGCCGCTCTACTAACTCATGCAAAAACGCTTTTACGTCGTGCATATCGGCAATTTCTTCGATCCGTTCGTATGTCGACAAATTAGCCATTCGAGCCGTTTCGGCATCTTCTGCAAGACAAGCTGCTTCAAATTGCGCGGCAAGTTCGCGCCGACGATGGGGGCTGCTCATTTGACCCGCCTCCACCCGTAACGGCTCGACCACGACCAGCCGCGCGCGGCCAGCACCCGGCCCGTATCTTCCCGCCAGCGGCAAGCGGGCGTCGGCTCGGGACTACCGCGACACGTGTCGTTCTGGACGTACCAGGCGCGCATCAGCAGCACGTCGACCGGCTGCGCGTGCGCGGGGACCTGCCAGAAACTGGCGGCGGCGGACAGGGCGAGCCAGATCATGCCAGTAACTCACGGATACGGATCATCGCTTCGGTCTGGTTGTCGACGCCGAGTTCCTTCCAGATTTCCGCAAGAGCCGTGGCGCTCGCTTGGGCCGCCTGACCGTCGCTCGTCCAGCCCTGTGCCCAGACGGGTCGCAGAACTTCCAAGGTCGTGACGGCTTGGTCGGCTCGTTGCTTTTCGCCGGCCACCAGATCAGCAGCCGCGCCAAGCAGTTCGGTGATCGGGTTGAGAAATTTTGCCCGTACTTTGTGAGTAGCGTGCATGAATCGTCGTTGTTCGTCCGTCATTTCCGTCCCTCTCGGTCAAATTGCCGTTGCGCCTCGCGCGGATCGGTCGTGGAGACTGGCCGATTGTCGCCGCGGTAACGGTCGATCACTAGCCGTTCGTGCTGTGCGGGGCGATACGGGGTCACAGTCTACCCGTGCGTATGGAACGCAGCGGCCTCGCCGCCAACAGCCGCATCGATCGCACTACGAATATCGAGCCGCGGTTCACCGATGAAGAATCGCCGCATAAACCGAAATCCCGCGCGCTCGTCTTCGAACTTCGGCACCCAGTCAAAACTGATGCCGGTACGTGAGCGTTTCGCGGCTTGCTCTAACCAGTCCAGTCGTTCCGAATCGGTCATCTCGTCGTCCTCCTATTGTCAGAACGGTCAATAGCACCAAGCTAGCCGTCGCGCAACCCCCGTGCTACGGTCCGCCCATGGCCACGACCCTTCTGCTCGACCGCGACGACTGGGACCTTGCAATCGACGCGTCCGGCAATATCGCGCTCGCCAGCGAACCGTACGCGCAGGTGCAGGACGCGGCCAGCGCGTGCAAGGTGTTCGAGGGCGAAGCGTGGTACGATACGACCCTTGGCGTGCCGTACTTTCAGCAGGTGTTCCGCGGCGCGCAGCCCGTACAGGTGCTGAAGGCGCGCATGGTTCTGGCCGCGCAGTCGGTGCCCGGCGTCACGGCCGCTACGGTCGTCCTGACCGAACTGACTGACCGTACGCTGGGCGGCCAGCTGCAGGTACGGACCGATGACGGGGCGGTCGTGACGGCGCGCATCTAGCGTGCTATCGTAGCGGCATGCCGACCAATGTCCCCGCGCCGACGCTGACACCGACCGGTTTTGCCGTGCCGGAAGAGCTTGCAATCCTGACCGGGCTGTTCGCCGACTTCCAGGCGGCCTTCGGCGGGGCGCTCAATCCCGGCCTGTACACGCCGCAGGGGCAGTTAGCGACCAGTCTGGCCGCGCTGGTCGGCTCCAACAACGACCAGTTCCTGCTCTTGGCGAACCAAGTCGATCCCGCGTTCGCCGACGGCCGGATGCAGGACGCCATCGCGCGCATCTATTTTCTCGAGCGCAATCCGCCCCTGTCGACCAGCGTCGCCGTTGTCCTGACCGGTGCGCCCGGTACGTCCGTGCCGGCGGGTAGCTTGGCGCAAGCGACTGACGGCACGATCTATCAGGCGCTGGGCGACACGGTGATCTCGTCGGTCGGCACGTCGCCTGCGCAGTTCCAGGCGCTCGACACCGGACCGATCGACTGTCCGACCGACACGCTGACCCGCATCTATCGCGCGATCCCCGGCTGGGACGCGATCAGCAACCCATCGGACGGCGTGCCGGGCCGAGACGTGGAGACGCGAGCGGAATTCGAGCAGCGACGAGCCAACTCGGTCGCACTAAACGCGATCGGCGTGCTGCCGGCCATCCGCGCGGCCGTCCTGAACGTGCCGGGTGTGCTCGACGCGTACGTAACGGAAAACAGCGGCGCGGCCAGCCGCACGGTCGCTGGCGTCGGTCTGCCCGCGCACAGTTTGTACGTGGCGGTCGTCGGCGGCACGGACGCGGACGTGGCGCGCGCGATCTGGGCGAAGAAGAACCCGGGCTGCGACTATTATGGCAATACGACCGTCACCGTGCAGGACACCGGATCCGGCTATGGCGTGCCGTACCCGCAGTACGACGTGACGTTCCAGCGGCCGGACGCCCTGCCCGTGTACGTGTCCGTCGAGCTCGCAAACAATACGGGCATCCCGGCCGACGCCGGCGAGCAGATCGATGCGGTCGTGCTGGCCGCATTCAACGGTCTGGATGGCGGCCCGCGCGCGCGGATCGGCGCGACGCTGTTCGCCAGCCGGTTTTACGCAGGCATCGCACGGCTCGGCAACTGGGTGCAGATCGTATCGGTCAGCGTCGGCACGTCGGCCAGTCCGACCGCGGACCGCATCACGGTCGACATGGACCAAGTGCCGACGTTGGACGCCGCTAACATCACGGTCGCGCTGGTGTGAGTCAGAAATACGCCACGGCCAGCGCACCGGTAGCAGATCCCGGCCCGGGCAGCGCGCTCGGTATCCTGGCGTTCGACGTGTTCGAGACGGTCCTGTCGCAATATGCGAACAGCCCGGTCCTGCTCGCGCTGCTGCGGCGGCTCAATACGGCGCTCGACCAGGGCGCCAATATCGAGTCGTTCTATACGAACATATGGGATCTGCGCACGGCGGTCGGTTACGGTCTGGACGTGTGGGGGCGGATCGTCGGCGTCAACCGCATCCTGCGCGTACCGCTGGGCGGCTATCTCGGCTGGGACGAAGCGACGGACGCGCTTACCTTCGGCGAGGGTATCTGGTTCGGCGGCGGTACGCTGACGAGCAATTACGCGTTGGTCGACGATGCGTTCCGACGACTCATATTCGCCAAGGCGGCGCTCAACATCACGGACGGGTCGATCCCGGCGATCAACGCCGCCCTGATGGCTTTGTTTCCAGATCACGGGAACTGCTACGTGCGAGATGACGGCGGCATGGCCATGACCTACGTGTTCGGCTCAGCGCTCAGCCCGCTCGAATTGGCCATCGTCTCGCAGTCGGGCGTGTTGCCTAAGCCGGCTGGGGTTAGCGTGAGCGGCGAGGTGGCGACTTAAGCGGCCAGTTTCGGCGGCAATTTGAACTTCATATTGAGTCCAGCGACCTGAACAACCGGCAGCGTCCGATCATCTTCCGGAATGAGATGGCCGATGACCGGCATGGCCTCTGGCCAGTCCGCCGCCAATCGCTTGCCTGTCGAAAACTGCTGTAGCGCGCCGAGCGCTTCGCGATGGGCGATCTGAATATCTTCGCTAACTTGCGCGACGGCATCACCGAACGCAACGAGCCGCGCGGCTAGTGGCGTCCCATCCTCCACCGCTACATAGTCGTTATATCCGTCCTGATCGTCAAGGACCGGCCGTTTGGCGATCTCGACCTTGAAAACGCAGGCCGCGTAGTAGCCGATCATAATCGCGCCGGTTTCGATACGACGGCCGGCGACGTTTCCGTCGAGGAGATCGGACGTTTTGAAAGCCTGGGCAATCTTCTTTTCGATGGCCGAAATATGCTTACGTACGTCCGCGTCGTAATGAAAATCGTACAGCGTACGGAACAGATCTTGGCTTTCAGCAACCAGTGTCGCACCCTGCTCGGCAAACCGGTGGCGAACCAGTTCCGCAGCCATGTCGTCACGTGTAGATTTGGAAAGTCGCGACATAACAAAAATTCCTAAGATATATCTTTGCGAAATTGCATGCTCACCGTGGGCTTTACTGTCCGCCCTGTCAACACCTTTCCGGCCTACCCGCACGTGTGGTATGCCCAGCGCATGCAGAACAGCAACCGCCCGCGTCGTCTGATTAAGCCGTTCGGTGCGGCGGCCGGTAGCGGGTTCATCCGGTCCGTGCCGAACGATGCCGCCAGCGACGGTGCGGCCAGCTACGAACAGGGCTTCCCGCCCGAGACGTTCCAGCCGGTGGCCAGTGGCGGGAAGCCTCCGTCCGGTGCCGACATGAACGGCGTGCTCTACGATGTCAGCGGCAACGCTTATGCGTTCGCGGCCGGCATGCCCGCCATGTACGACGCGGCGTACACCAGCGCCATCGGCGGCTACCCTCGGTACGCCCTGCTCGCTTCGACAACACCGGGCCGCTTCTATCAGTCGACCGTCGAGAATAACACGACCGACCCGGACGGTAGCGGATCGAGCGGCTGGACAGCCGTCATCTCGCCGTCCACCGGCGGTACGTCCAGCCTCGTCGCGAACGGCGGGTACGACATCCAGCCGAACGGGCTGATCAAATGCTGGGGCGCCGCGTTCAGTCCCGCCAACCAGACGATCACCGTGCCGCTGCCCGTCGGGCATACAACCTTCTCTGTTGTGTCGGGCTCGTGCAGCATCCCGCAGGATGAAATGTGCATTGGTGTCGTCACGTCCGCTTTGACCGGCTTCACACTGCGCAACGGCAACCCGCGCGCGACGACCTTCTATTGGCATTCGTACGGAGTCTGACATGGAACCCAAATACGTTGTGAACCCGTCGACCGTGCTGGCCGTCGTCAAGACCGCGGGCAGTCTGCTCGCGTTCGCCGTGCTGTTCTTCGGTACGGTTATGCGGTTCCTGTCCGCGCGGGATCTCGCCGGGCTGTTCGTTTACCTGCAGCAGAACGACACGATCGCCGGGCTGACCATGCTCGCGACGGCCGGCTGGTTCGTGTGGCGCAATCTCGCCGCGTACTGGCGCAAGCAGCGAGACGTGGAAATCGCCCAGGCGGCGCCGAACAGCGTGGCGGTGGTCAAGTGACCCGCCTGCTCGCACTCGCCATGGCGATCGTCCTGACCGGCTGCGCGAACGCACCGCATCTCGACATGTGCAAATACGCCAGCGTCCGCCGCTCGGTCTATACGACCACGATCCGCGCCGCCGACCTGTACGCCATGTCGGGTCGTCCCGTTCCGTACGAGGTGACGCTCGGACGGCAGGCCGCGGCGACCGCGCTTGCCGTGCTCGACACGAACTGCCCGGAGATGACGCCGTGATCCGATACATACTGCTCGCACTGACCATGCTGGCGGCACCGGCCGCCGCGCAGGTAACGGCCAATCTTCCCGTCACGTGCAACCCGACCACCGCGATCTGCGTCCAGGCGACGCCCGTCACGAACCCGGACGGCTCGCTGGTCGGTGCGGGCGGTGGCTCGGCAACACGCACCACCGCGGCCGGCACGTCCGATACACTGGCCGTACCTGTGCAGGGCGTCACCGGTGGCGTGCCGCAGCGCATCACCGGTGTCGGCCAGACGACCAGCGCGACCGCACAGACCGTCGTGCCCGCTACGGACAGTGCGGTCTTTCCGACCGTCGCGCGCGGTGGCGGATCAATCGCTACCGGCCAGGTCAGCGTCGGTACGACGGCAACCCTGATCGCCGCGGCGCGGACCGGCCGCCAGCGGATCACCGTGTCGGTCGGAAGCGCGGTGTCCTGCGCGTACGGTGCCACCGGCGTCACGCTGACGACCGGGTACGTCCTGCAGGCTGTCGCCGGCGCGAACGACACGTCCGATACGTCTGCGGCGTTGTACGGCGTCTGCGCGTCGACTGCGACCGTCAGCTACAAGGAACTGTTCTGATGATGCGGATGGTCGCTCTACTCGCGCTCGCCGGTATCGCCGCGCAGGCCGCGTACGCCCAGACGGGCTATCCACCGGCCGACACGTCCGCCATATCGGGCGCCGTCGCGACGCTGCAGGCGAACATGCCGACGCCCAGCACGACCACGCCGCCGGGAGTCGCAGACAGCGGCCAGACCGGCACGATGACGACCATCTACGCGCTGGCCAACCACACGCACGCCAGCAAGGCGCGTAAAGGCCGGGTGCTCGTGCCGGCAACCGGTGTTCTACCCGTGACCTTCAGTTCGGCGTTCGGCGGCGTGCCGGTCTGTGCCGTGACCGCCGAAGCGACCGCCGGCGACACCAACGTCGTGAACGCCCAGATCGACGGGACGCCGACCGCTACCGGCATGGCTATCCGCATCACCCGCACACAGCAGTCGGTGGTCGCGCTGCTCGGGCTGACCATCCTGTCCGTGCCGACGCAGATCGCCACGTACGCCCATTTCGTATGTCTTGAGCCCTGATCACTTGCGGTAGCGACGGCCGCGCCATCCATCAGCCGCGCGAATAGGCCAGTCGGCTATCTCGGGCGGCAAGAGCGACAAGAGGTGTTCCATCTCCTGCACGTACGGATCGAGCCCGTCGACCGGCGGCAGACCGAGCGTGAGCGGCTTGCCCTTGGGGATTCGCGTGCAGTCCTCGTCGTAGACGCCAAGCACCATATCGTAGCCGTGCCGCTTGAGCAGCTTGATCCCGAACCGTTGAATATCGACCTCCACGCCCATCACGACATTCTCGAACAGCCGGCCGCCCCACGTGCCCATGCGCGTCCAGCCGGTGCCGCCATACTTGGCGTTGCTGTTTTCCGTCATGTAGCTGATCGACAGTTCGTCGGCGTTGCGCGCGGACTGCTCTAGCCGCGGCGAGTGGTATCGCAGCGGCCGGCGCACCCCGTCTATCAGCGGCAGGCGGATGACCAGCGTGTCCAGGCCGTCCTCCATGCAGAACGATACGCCGCGGTAGCTGTACGTCGCGCCGGGGTTCTGGACGGCAGCAATGAACATGCCTTCCAGCCCGTACAGTTCCTGTCGTTCGCGGCGCCACGGCGGGCCCCGCCACTGGCCGCCCCACATCTCGACGATCGCAGGGTTCGCGTCGCGCCACGCAACGATGATATCGCGCAGCCGCTTGTCGTCGTAGCCACTATCGACGCCCTGCTGCTCTTCCATCGCGCGCCAAGCGCCTATCCAGCCTTGGAAGCCCAGGGCGAGCTCGGCGGTCTTGCCGGCCTGGCGGTCCGGATGGTGCGTGCCGTGCTGCGCTGCGTACGCCTCGTACGTCTCGACCGACGTACCGGTGATGCTGCTGGCGGACAGGAGGTAGACAGGCTTGCGCTCGCGGAACGCCTCGACCTTCCACGCCTCGCCGGCCAGACACGCCGCCACAACCGCCTGCAGGCTGCTATAGTCGGTCGATACCAGTTCGTGCTCGTCGTCCTCTATGAACAGCCCGCGCAAGCATCCGGAGATGGCCAGCATGGCGTCTCCAAAGAACGCCTCGACCATCGGCAGCGACTCGCACGCCATGATTTCAAGCACGTGGTCGACCATCCACGGCTTCCACGCGGCCTTGCGTTCGGGCGGCCCGAGGTCGCCGCACCATGGGCAGATCGCGACGGTCGGCTTGTGCGGTCGCGAGCAGTCGCCACACGTGACCAGCTGCGGTCCGGCCTTTGGCAGATTCAGCGGCTGGGGGCCGCTGCCCGTCGGTCTGCCCGGGCGCGTGCCGTGATGGATGACAAGGTGCCGCAACCGACCGTCCGCGCTGACCATGTTGGCCATCTGGTAGAGCTTCTTCACGCTCGCCGAGCCGGTCAGCGCGCGCAGTTCCAGCACGCGGCGGACCGCCGGCGGCAGGTCGGTGCGCGTGAGCAGTGCGGTCACACTGTCTGCGTCCAGACTGTTCGTGTGGACGCCGTGCGCCGCCATCCATCCGGTCAGCTTCGCCAGCTGCGTCGCGGCGAACCCGGTAATCCGCTCGCACTCTGCGCCGTACTGCTCGAGCACTTGATCGAGGATTGCGATGCACGTGCGCACGCCGGGCATGTCGATCGCCAGCCCGCGGTGGTTCATTTCCTGGTCAAGCTGCCAGGCGACCACCTCGTGCGGCTCCATGTCGGGCATGGCGTCGCTCGCCTGCATCTGCGAGATTACGTCCGTATCGCAATAGGCGCACAGGCGTTCAAAATCTTCCGGATCGTCGTGCGGGTAGATACGGCGTGCGGGCACCGGCTCGCGCTTGACCTTGCCGGTGCGCTTGTCGACCAGCCCGGCGATCGGCTGCTGCGGCACGCAGAACTTATTGATCAGGCGCTTGCCGTCCTTGTCCTTTTCCGTCTTGATACCGAGCACAGCGCCCAGATTACCGAGCGCGCCCGGATACTGCGCGACGTGCGCCTTAGCCATCGAACAGCGCGCGGCGTCAACGGGCAGCGGCATCCAGCCGTGCTTCTTCACCAACTGTTCGGCCCACATGCCGACCTCAAAGTCCGCCTTATGGAATTCGAGCGTACCACCAGCGTCAAGGTGCAACTGCAAGTCGAGCGGCATCGGCTGGCCGGGGAGCCAGCGCCGCCCGCCGAGCCCGTCCGCAAGGTCGTAGCTGGCGCACAGCACTTCCGTGCTCGGATGCTCCGCGTACGCCGCGCTGCCAACCGCGGAGATACCGGGCTGCTTCGAGCCCCGCGGCGGGATCCATCGGCCTAGCGGGTACTTGTCGGTCGGCTCCTGCCAGACGAACCCCGCAGCACTGAACGACTCAAGGTCGAAGGTCGGACGAGACATCAGTCCGCACAGCCGCGACCGACCTGCCCACTATCGCGCGCATCGACAAAATCGGTCCAGAGGCGCCACCCCTTCGGGCAGTGGAATCCCCACTCGCGCAGCTTCGGGCCGGTCATGAACAGGCTGATCGCCCGACCGTTCGGCAGAATTTCCAGCCGGTGGGCGTCGGTCGCCTTGCGCGAGACGATACTGCCCGCTTCGCGCAGGAACGACCCTTCCGGGGTGTGTTCGATATACGCGCCGTCGATCAGCATGGACGTATTGTCCCACGGATGGTCGTGCAGCGCGCGGTCATCATCCGAATTGTTGATCTCGTGCAGGTAGATATTGCACCCCTCGTTGCGCGGGATGATCCACCAGCGGCGCAGATAGTTGTCGCCGATCACGAAGTCTGGATCGCGGGTCATGACGCCCTGCGCCCACGCCAGCATCTCGGCTGGGCCGCTGTATGGCGACCCGCTCACGCCCGCGACCCCACGCTGGCGGCCGGCTGCGGGCAGTCCGCGCAGATGTGCGTACCGCCCGAGCAGTGCCAGCCGAGCCTGTTCAGCCCGTGCGCCTTCAGGATCTTGTCGGACGGCGGCGCGGGCTTGCTGCATGTGTCGCATTGCAGGCCGATGTACGACCCGTCGAGTGCTCGCGCGACGCTCACGACTGCGGATCCGCCGCGGTCGGCTGGTAGCCCATATCGACTGTGATGGTAACGGTTGCCTGATCGCCAACCTTATGGCCCGGTGAGCCTTCCCGAACCTCCTGAATATCGACGCTCCATTTGACGCCCGGCTTGTCAAATAGATCCACGCCGACTGCTTTGCGCGATACGGCGTTGACGAGTAGTTTTTCCAGATCCTTGCGGTCGATATGCGCACGTATGGTCTGCTGGTGCGTCTCGGTGTTCGTTACCTTCATTTCTCGTTCTCCCTATCCTGTAGCAGCGCCAATGCGGCACACGCTGCGTCTAGCTGGTCAGCGGCCATTTGTGCGGACCGCGCCAGCCGTCGCTCCCCGGCGAACCGGTAGCCGGCCGCACGCTCTTTCAAACGTACGGCCGACTCGCGCATCTCGTCGTACAGACGGGACGGCTTGGTCATGTCAGTACGGCACGCCATCGTCGACCACGTACCCGCCATCGACCAGCTGCTTGTGCGTCCACTTAGCGTCGCGGAACTGCTTGTACGTCTTGTTGCCCGCCTTGGCCGTCATGGTCGGTTCGGCACCGGACGGCGGGGGTGGCGGCGTGTCATCGGCGGGCGGCGGGGGTGTGTCGGTGTCCATGTACCCCGTGTACGAGCCACCCGCGCCGGCCGTCTGGCCGCCTGTCGCAGCCCCGGGTCCACGCGAACCAAACGCGTCATTACCGTCCGCGCCGGTCTGGCCGACGATCGCGTCGCCCGCCTTCTCAAGCCCGATCAGCTTGGGGTTCAGATGGATGCCCGGCGTCTGCAGCGACTTGTTGCTGGCCGTGTCGAACAGCACCGAGACGTAATCGCCGATCTTGACGTGCCCGCCGACGCTATCGACCCACTTGTTCTGATGCGAATCCCAGTACTGCACCTTCGGCGGATAGAGCGTGCCGAGCTTGACGACGTTGCAGCCCGGAAAACCCTCGTAATCGCACCAGCGCTTGTTTTGCTTGTTCTTGGCCGTGCTGTCGCCATCGATGATCTTGCTGGCGAAATCAGCACGGCCCGTTTCGCCGTTCGGCCAGAAGCGCGCGGCGTCGGCGTCGATGCCCACCTTGACGGTCGGCCACTTCGGGTCGCCCTTGGGAACAGCCAGTGCGACGTAGAAGTTCAGCACCGGCTGACCGTCGGTGCCGATGACCGTCTTGTTCTGGTTGTCCTTCTTCGGCTGCATCTTGTACGGGTCGCCCTGTACGAGTCGGCCGGTCAATACATATTCACCCATGCTCATAGTCCTCTGAGTAGCTGTTGGTTTATCGTGGTCCAAAAACCGCTAAGGCCGCGTCGCTGTCCGTCTTGATCAGCTTTTGCGCCCCTGTCGGTGTCTCTGCGTATTCGGTGATGACCGCCGCGTCAATACCCAATTTGCGCGCTTGCTTGGGCGTGACGAGCGCCGGCTCGGGCTTGCGCAACTCCACGCCGAACAGGTCGCCCATCTGCGCCGCCGCCGCCGGATCGCGCCAACGCTCGAGCGGACTGGTCGACCCGATCGCGCGGCCCGGAACGACTAGTCCGCGGCGCAACAACCCCAACGTACGCTCCGTCACGGCGTCCTTCACGGACTTCAGTCGCGCTTCGGCCACCTCGACCTGATGCAGCCAGAGCGCGAGCGCGGCCGGCGACATGTTGAGCGGCACTTGCGTACCGACCGTCTCGACCGCCGCCTGGCCGCTCCGCAAGTGTGCCTCGCAGTCCCAGGCCGCTGTGCATTTATAGCAGTGGTCGCCTGTCCGGGTCGGCGCGTCGAGCGCCAGCGCTGCGTACGCTGCGGTACGTAGATCATTGCACATATCGACGAGCTCGCGGCCGGTCGGATGCCACTCGCGCACCGGACCGTCGCTATTGTAGCTGCGCGGCTGCACGATGGTGATGACGACCGTCCAGCGCAGCAAATCGCCGATGCCCAGCCCGTGCGTCTCGGCAATGCACGCCACGTAATCGACCGTCTGCCAGTTGCGGCGAACCGGCACGTATTTATGGCCGTACTTATAGTCCCACAGGAACAGCAGCTTGTTCGCCATGTCGATCAGGTACGCGTCGGGCGTGCCGTCATTGTTCGGGTGGATCGACCGGTGCGCGGCGACCCGCCGCTCGACGTGCAGCACCCCGCCAGGATTGGCCGCCATGACCGCGCGCACGTCGTCCACCAGCATCTCGCCGCCTTCCAGCATGGCGCGATCGACCGGATAACCGTTCGGCGCGAGCGTGCCGACAGCGGGCACCGTGCCGGCAAGCAGCATCGTGTCAAGCGCGGTCCAGTGGGCGGCGGTCCCTTCGCGGGCTTCCTCGCCGTCCGGGTCAGGGTCGGGATGCGCCTCCTGCATGGCCACGCTGCCCGCGCAACCGTCCGGACCCCAGCGGTGCGCGCTGCTCGGGGCGAGGCGGGCGTGTTCGCTCGGGCTACTCATCGCGGCGAGCCAACACATGATCGGCCAGCTTGTCCAGAACGAACAAGGCCTCGGCATCCGCATCCGACACGATATAGTGAGCCTGCCCGCACCAGCCGCTGTTCGGCCAGTCGCGGCTTTCTTCGCGCAGCGCCGTAAAGAACGCGGCTTGATCGACAGACACCCAGCTTGCAAAAACCGAAGCCATCTCTATCGGGGTCAAATCGCTGACCGTAACAGTCCGTGTGACGGTCCGCACTTGGCGTTCTGCCATATCCGTACCTCCCTATAAATTGCGGGCCGCCTCTCGACGACCCGCGCGTTAATCAGCCGACCAATTCGTAGAACATCGGCCAGTGCTGCGACTGGTCCTTCATGTCCTTGAAGGCCGCGACGCCGAAGTTCTCCATCGCGACCTTGTTCAGCGCGACGTACGTCTTCGCCTCGTCCGGCACAGGCTTGGCGCTGACCGCCTGGACGAACTTGGGGAAGGTCGACAGGTCCGGCTCGTCGCTGGCCGGCGGCGGGGGCGGCACGTCAGCCGCAGTTGTGGCAGCGACCGCCGCGGGTGCCGTGACGACAGGCTCGGGTGCGGTTGTAGCTGGCGGCGGGGGGACATCGGCCACGTCATCGCTGGCAGCGTCCTTCAGTTCGGCCATGACCGCTTCGAACGTCACGTCCGGCGTGTTCTTGCGGCGGCGCCACGTTCCGTCCGCCACGGTCGCCTTGCTAGCCGAATGGATTCGCGCGTCCCACGGCAAGCCCGCCGAGTCGCGGTCCGGCGCGCCGGCGACCGCCGCGGTCGCCTCGTCGTCATCGTCCCCCGTGACCGGGGCGGGTGCATCGGGGATCGGTGCAGAACTGATAACTGGTGAAGCCGGCGTACTGGCCGTCGTGGAAATGATGGGGGCGTTTGGGGCCCGCCCGCCGAGCGCCGCAACCAGCGCAGTCAGTGCGTTCAGATCGTCCAGACTGCTCGTGTCGAGGTTGATGGTGATTTGCATTTCGGTCGTCTCCATGTGTTGACTATTGCTGCGTACGGGCTAATGACGGGTCGGTCAATAGAGGGAATGGAAATTATGATTGATTGGTCGAAACCCATTGAAGCGGTTCACACGGACGGACGCGTGGTGGCAGTCGACCGACGCGACACAACTAAGCGTAACGAGACGACGTGGTTGGTTCAGTTAGACGGTAAGCCACAAATCGTATGGTCATCGGATGGGCGTACCGTCTACAAGTCGGGCTGGTCGCTCCGCAACGTAGAACCAACTAGCAACGCAATAGACTGGGACGCCGATTTGGTAGCGGTTCATACGGACGGGCGTGTCGTTCCGGTTGAATTCGCGAGTCGGTCGTCTTCCGATACCGTCCACCTGAAGCCGCTACCGGACACGATATGGCACAACAACGGGCTGGCGTGGGGCCAAGACAGCAAATGGTCAATCCACAACGTCGAACCGACGCTCCATACAAGCGACGAGGCGCTGCGCCGTATGGAAGCGCTAGTCGAACGGATTGCTAACGGTAAGGTCGATCAGAACCAAACCCCTCTGTCGGTGGCGATCAATTCGGAATTGCTGGCCGAAGCCCGCGCCATCCAGGTGCTGCGCGAACCAGTAGACCCTCGACTGGACAAAGTGCGGGCCGCCCTTCTGAACGACATGCCGCAACTGGCCGACGCTACCGCACGCCGTATGGCCCGTGACGTGCTGGCCGCGCTCGACGCATGACCGCCAAGCTCCGTCCGTACCAGCAGGATCTGATCGCAGCGACCGAACAGGCGTGGGCGGACGGGGCGCGCAACGTCCTGATGCGGCTAGACACCGGTGGCGGCAAGACCGTCTGCCTGGCCGATATCGTACATCGGCACAACGGCGCGTCCTGCCTGATCGTACACCGCAGCGAGCTCGTCGGGCAGATATCGCTGACCCTCGCCAATCTGGGCATCCGGCACGACGTGATCGCCGCCGCGACGACCCGCAAGGCCATTGCCCGCGCGCACGTCGAAGAGATCGGCACGTGCTATTACCAGCCCGGCGCGCGCTGCGCGGTGGCCAGCGTCGACACGCTGATCCGTGCGGAAGGGCTGGACGCATGGGCCAAGCAGGTGACGCTGTGGATTTGCGACGAGGGCCATCACCTCGCGCGCGACTGGTCCATGGACGGCGAGTCGCTACCAAACAAATGGGGCAAGGCCGTCGAGGCGTTCTCGCACCCGGACTGCCGCGGTCTGCTCCCGACCGCGACGCCCAAGCGCGCAGACGGCAAGGGGCTGGGGCGTCACGCCGATGGCTATGCGGACGTGATGGTCGAAGGGCCGCCGATGCGCTGGCTGATCGACCAGGGCTATCTGTGCGATTACCGCGTGTATTGCCCGACCGTGCAGGCGCCCGCGCCCGGACCGGCCGGGGCGTCCGGCGATATCAGCCCGGCGCAGCTAAGCGAGTGGGCGCACAATCCGGACAACCCGATCGTCGGCGACCTGGCCCTGAATTACCAGCGGTTCGGCGAGGGCGGCACGTTCATATCGTTCTGCACGGATATCGACACGGCGATCAAGACGGCCGAAGCACACCGCGCGCGCGGCATGACCGCGGAAGTCGTGACGGGCAATACCAAGGACCATGTACGCCGCGATATCTTTCGCCGGTTCGGCCGCGGCGAGGTGTTGCAGCTCTGCGTCGTCGATATCGTGTCGGAAGGCACGGACTTGCCGGCGTGCCGAGGCGCGTCGTTCGGTCGGCCGTCCGAGTCGCTCGCGCTGGTCATGCAACAGATCGGCCGTACGCTCCGTCCGCTTTATGCGCCCGGATTCGACCTGTCGACGCAAGCCGGCCGGCTGGCCGCCATCGCCGCGAGCGACAAGCCGTACGCCATCCTGATCGACCACGTGCAGCACTTCCTCAAGCCGCACCTAGGGCCGCCGGACAAGCAACGTGATTGGTCGCTGGATCGTCGCGAGAAGCGCGCCAAGACCGAACAGGATTTCGTACCGAACAAGGTCTGCCCGTCCTGCGTCCGACCGTACGCCGCGATCCACCGCGCCTGCCCGAACTGCAAGGTCGAGACGCCCCCAGCGAGCCGCAAAAGCCCGGAAGCCGTAGAGGGAGATCTGTATCTGCTCGACCCGGCCGTACTGGCCGCGCTGCGCGGGGACGTGGCGGCAGTGGACGTGACGGACGATGAGCGGCGCGCACAGCTGGTGGCCAGCCGCTGCCCGACGATCGGGATCGAGCGGCACGTCCGCAGCCATCAGGACCGCCAGGCCGCGCAGGCGATGCTACGGCCAGCCATGGGCCGCTGGGGCGCCGTGCAGCTAACGGCCGGGCTGGACGACGTGCAGATGCAGAGGATGTTCTGGCACGTGTTCGGCATCGACTGTCTCTCGGCTCGAGCACTTGGCGCAACGGACGCATGGGCGCTGGCGGAACGTGTTGACGCGGCTGTCAGTAACGGATAGGGACGGACCATGACCACACGAGAAGCCATCGAACTTGCCGCTCGCGTAGCCGACGCTGCGGTGATCGAAGCAAACCGGATTGCCAAAATGCATCCGGAGGACAGCCCTAGTCGTGACCGTATGTTTGCCCGAGCACGGGAAGCACGTCGTATCGCGCAGGATATCCGGGCTTTATGTGAGGATATAGCATCATGACCACATACCTATTACGCGAAGCTGTTCGACCAGATGGTCAACCTTATAAGTGTTTTCGAACCTTCAACGTGTTCGTCGGCAACTCGATTCCCGGCATGATCCAATGTGAAGGGCCGTGCTACGGTCTATTCGCGGCACCGGATCATAGGCACGGGCCGTGGATCGCATTTACTGGATCGGGCGACGCGGCTCGGGACTTGCCGGGACGGCACGTCGATATGGACGCGGCCGTACGAGCGGTGCTCGGCGCATGACCATCCTAGGTCGAGCCGGCCAGCGCGGTCCGCGCCCCACGCCCTACCGCCACAATACGAGCGGGCCGGCGACCAAGCTGCACCCGGACGCCAAGCCGACCGGCCTGCCCGCCGATCCGTGCTTTATGTGCGGTGCGCGCGGGTGGTGTTCGCATCGTCCGGAGGGGTCGGTGTGACCGCATATTACAACGAGTTTGACCCATTTGCGGCGGCATGGCTCATGCAGCTGATCGGTGCGGGCCATATCGCCCCCGGCGTCGTCGACACGCGCAGCATAGAGGACGTTACGCCAAATGACCTACGAGGCTTCACGCAGGGCCATTTCTTCGCAGGGATCGGTATCTGGTCGCTCGCCGCGCGACGCGCCGGATGGGCCGATGACGAACCGCTCTGGACAGGATCCTGTCCGTGCCAGCCTTTCAGCGCGGCAGGCAAAGGCGGCGGGTTTGATGACGAGCGGCACCTTTGGCCCGCTTGGTACTGGCTCATTGCAGAGTGCCGTCCTGAGCGCATCGCTGGCGAGCAGGTTGCAAGCAGTAACGTCGACCCTTGGCTCGACCTTGTACAAGCTGACCTGGAAGGAATGGACTACGCCTTCGGGTGTGTGCCGTCTCCGTCTGCGGGCTACGGCGCTCCGCACATCCGTGACCGAGCGTTCTGGACCGCAGAAAGGATGGGCGACTCCGACGACACGCGACTGGAAGTCGGGCGGATCCGACCTGTCGACGAGCATGGTTCGCAAGGACGGCAAACGACGGGACGATCTGCTGGATTATCAGGCGTTCATGACGGGCTGGCCGACGCCGATGGCCGGGACGCCCGCGCAGAATGGCAACAGCCCAGCGGGAAACAACGATTCGAGCCGCAAGACGGTCGAACTGGCGGGGTGGGCGACACCGACCGCGCAGATGCAGCGCAAATCGACCCGAGCGATGACCCCCAGCACGAACAACGGCCGACGTTCAGGAGGCGGTCAGAGCAGCCCGCCGGGGCTCGAACAGGAATCGGAGATGGCGATGGGTATAATCGCACCGGACGTGATGCGTTCGGGTCTACCAGCAAGGTGGCCTCCGTATCCCGGCCCGGCCCGACTAACGGTCTATGGCGAGATGCTGACTGGCTCGGCTGCACGGATGGAAAGTGGCGGCCAGTTATGCCCGAAACATTCCCTCTGGCTCATGCTGGGGCCTATCGGAATCGAGTGGGCACGCTGCGCGGAGCGGGTAACGCGATCAACCTCGCGCAAGCGACGGAATGGATGAGGGCTATCCGATGACCGACCAACAATACGCCGCGATACGTGCAGCCCGGATAGAACTAGCGGAACTTCGGACCCCACCCGTTCAGGTACGAGACGCTATCAAACGACTCGACGACGTTTTGGCTAGTGTGGCGATCCGATGACTGTACTGAGCGTCACCGGCCACCGCCCGCATCTGCTTGGCGGCTACCACGTCCAGCCACGGCTCGATCATCTCGCGCTGGTCGTCCTGGCGGACTTGCAGCCGGATCGCGTCTGTACGGGCATGGCGCTCGGCTGGGACCAGGCGGTTGCCAGCGCGTGCAAGTTGCTCGGCGTACCGTTCGTGGCGGTCATCCCGGGCTTTGCTCTGGCGAGCCGACAGTATGGACGCTGGCCAGCCGCTGCGCAGGCTCAATACCACCGGTTGCTGCACGCCGCGGCCGAAGTCGAACAGTTGCCATGGCCCGGCGCCGGGCGGGAATTCCATTACCGCGACATGCGGTTGGTCGAACGGTGCGACGAGATGCTGGCGCTCTGGAACGGCGACCCGTCGACCGGTACGGGCAAGACCGTCCGCATGTGCGACGACGCGCGCAAGCCGATACTGAACGTGTGGAGCCGCTGGTGAGCCGCTCGGAAGGCGCCGTCAGCCAGGAACGCCTGCTGCATTACGACGCGCTCGGCTGGCGGCTGTTCAGGAACAACGTCGGTCAGCTGCTCGACAAGCGCGGGATCCCCGTTCGCTACGGCTTGAACAACGTCTCGAAGGCCGTGAACGACTCGTGCAAGTCGTCCGACTATATCGGCTGGCGGCCGCTACTCATTACGCCGGACATGGTGGGCGACGTGATCGCGCAATTCTGTTCGATCGAGTTCAAGCACGAAGGCTGGACGCCGGCCCGCCCGACCAATCGAGCCGACTATGCGCACGAGCAGGCGCAGTTGAAATGGCTCGAAATGGTTCGGGCGGATGGTGGCTTTGGGGTGTTCGACAGTGGCAAGTGACGCATGGAACGTACCGATCGGGTCGGGCGTATGGCACATTGGCGACACGTTCGACGTGATGCGAACCTTGCCGTCGGCCAGCGTCGACATGATCCTGTGCGACTTGCCGTACGGGACGACTCAGAACAAATGGGACTCAGTGCTACCGCTCGACCAGTTGTGGGCCGAATACTGGCGGATTGCCAAACCGAACGCGGCAATCGTACTGACGGCGCAGCCACCCTTCGACAAGCTGCTTGGGGCGTCATGCCTTCAGCATATGAAATACGAATGGATATGGGAAAAGACGGAAGCAACCGGCCATCTAAACGCTAAGAAACAGCCAATGAAATGCCACGAGAACATCCTGGTATTCTACCGCCAGCAGTCGACCTACAATCCCGAAATGACGCAAGGTCATCCCGTTAAGATTACGCAGCGATCTGCTCGTGCTTCGGTGAATTACGGATCACAGCGGCCAACTTCGTACGAAAGCGACCAGCGTTACCCCCGTAGCGTTTTGCAATTCGCCAAGGACAACAAGAACGCAAAGATACATCCGACGCAGAAGCCAGTGGACCTCTTCTCTTACATGATCCGCACGTATACGAACCCCGGCGACACGGTGCTGGACAACACGGCCGGCAGCGGCACGACCGCCGTCGCTGCCGAGCAGTCGGGCCGTCGGTGGATCTGTATCGAACGGGACGAAGAGTATAGCCTGCGCGCTATTGCTCGCCTCGGTAAATTGCCGCTTCAGCCTTGCGCCGACGGGTAAGCCCGGCCAGCACTTCCAGCTTGCCCGTCCTGGCGTTGCGCTGCTTGTTCCAGAGCGGGAAGGACAGGGCGGCCGTAGCGTTGTGCCCGGCCAAGTGGTTGGTCCTTACCGATGACGTGAGCCAGTTACCCCAACCGATATTGTCGACCAGCGCGCAGATCGCGTCGAACTGGCCTTGCGTGGTGCGCGGCGCGCGGCTCACGTCCGCCCAGACCTTCGCACCCAGCGCGTCGAGCCGATCCGTGAAGTTGCGTTCTGCTTTCTCGCGCGACCAGACCATGCCCATCTTGACGCCGTTCGTCTCGCCGTAGCCGATCGTCGGCCTGTCGTTCGGGGTCGGCATGTACGCTTCGACCATACCGTCCTTGCGCAGCTTTGCGAGCTTCTCGAAACCCTTCATGAATGCCGCGATACTTGCCGATGGCTTTAGCATATTGACCGCTCCGTCACTAACCGTTAGGACGAGGCTTATAGCACGAGGGAGTACTGATCGCCATGATGACCACCCCAGAGACCCCAAGCCCAGTCGAGCAGGTGGATCGGGAGGCTGTGCACGTGATGGAGCGCGTGCAGCACGTCCTTTCCATGGTCGCAAATTACTCGGATGCTGTTGCCAATGGCGGCGAGTTTGCCGACCGGCACCTAGCCGATATGCAAGCGATGAACGGCGACGTGATCGCGGAGGACTCTCGCTTCCTCGCCCGCCACCGCCTAGCCGAGCGCGCCCGCCTCACCACGGACAGGGCGGTTGGGGCGGAGGCAAAAGCGGCCGGTCGCAACCTCTATCTGTTGCAGGGCGACAACGCTCGCATGGCCGATGCACTGCGCCAGTGCCGAGATCAGTTCGCTTTCTACGCCCGCGAGCATTATGCGGCCGGGAAGAGCGAGAAGGGCGACACGAACACCCGGTTCGCTGACATCGCAAACGGCGCGCTGACCGCCGTGAAGCCCGCCGCCCTATCCCCGCCAATCCCAGAGCAGGGGGGGCGGGAGGCTTTGGAGGCGTTGCGTGCCGAACGTGCCAAGCCGCTACAGGGGCCGGAACACGGCGCTTGGGATCGCGGTCGTCGGTACGGGTTGGATGATGCGATCCGGATAGTCGAAGCCCTCGCCGCCACCCCGCCCGTCCCTGCGATCAGCGGTGTTTGGCGCTCAATGAGCACCGCGCCCAAAGACGGAACCCGCATCATGCTCTGGCTCGGCCAGCCGTGGTCGTGCGCGGAGTTCGGGCATTGGTACGAGCCGTGGTCCAACTGGCAAACGGACCGGCATTTTGCGCCGCTCGAAACTGAAGAATACAGCGGGATCGGTGCAGAAGTGCCTATCGCGTGGCAGCCCGAACCGTGCGCTCTTGATCCCGTCCCCACGATCAGCGGGGAGGGGGAGAAGCTGCGGGAGGCGTTGATCGAAGCGCGCGAGTTGATCCTTGAACTGTCCCATGCCCGAGGCTGTGAATACGAAGGCACGGACGAAGACATGATCGGTTTCATCGACGCCGCTCTCGCCACCCCCGACGCCGCACCGATCGGGTCTGCCGACGCGGGGGCCGGAGCATGAGCGCGCTGGCAGACCGCGATATGCAGGTGCTGGCGGAAATGCTGGCGTGCAGCGGCGACACCGATTGGCTGCGGCCGATGGATATCGGGGGCCGCGATGCTTCCGACGAAAGCTACCGGATGGCTAAGCTGGCTCGGCTCGGATTGGCTGAGCGCGTGCGGCGCAATTCGATCGCCAATGACTTCGGCCACGGTCGCGGGTCGTATGTCTATCGGCTGACCGGCGCGGGCATCGTCATGTGCCGCAATCCCAAGGTTTCCCGGGCATGACCGCGCCAACCGGTAACGCGGCGCTGCGGGCGGCGCAGACCTGCACTGATTGTCGCAACGGGTTCTTCCGCGACCAGCGCTTCGGGCAGGACGTGGAGTGCGTCAACGGCCTCCTGATTGATATCGACGTGGCGCATGAAGGGCCGACCGATACCGATTACCCGGTCGCGCCGTGCCACCCGTCGTGGGCCGCTCAACAGAGCGGCGAGGACTTCATCAACGACACCGAAGACCGCTTGGCTTCGTGGAGGAACTCATGAACGCGCTGATTGAAAAGGTCGCTGACCGCATTCAGGAGCGCATGGGGCCGCTGTTCGGTAGCCCTGAGTTCCTAGCTGATCCGGTGAAGCGGGCACGTGCCGAGAAACGTCAACGAGACAGCGCGCTTTCCTTCGCACAGATCGCGGTCGAGGAAGCAACCCTCGCCGCCGCCATCCCCCCAGAGCAGGACGGGTATGCGGAAGGACGGGCGCGCGAGGTGCTGGACCGCCAACTGAACAGGCGGCTGGAAGGCAGCGGCAGGCAAGACGGGCGCGCCTACGATAGCGCCTCTAAGGTGTTCGTCGGTGACGCAATCGCCGCCATGCTCGCCTTTGCCACCGACCGTCATGCGGAAGGACGGATCGCGGGGCTGGTGGAAGCGCTACAGCCGCTTGCCGACGTCTATATCACGGGCGCCGAAGACGACGATGACGAGGACGCGCTCGACGTGGACTTTCCCAAGGTCCGCCACGTTCGCGCTGCTCGCAAAGCTCTCCGCACCCTCGCAAACGGAGGGCCGGCAGCGTGAGCCATTGGGAAACCGCCGGCGCTTCGGACGAATGGTACACGCCCGCCTATGTGTTCGATGCACTGGGCTGCTGGTTCGACTTGGACCCGGCGCATCCGTCGGCCGATACGCACGTGCCAACCAGCGCGCGCTATGCCGATGGCGGACTTGAGCGCGACTGGCACGGCTTCGTCTGGATGAACCCGCCCTTTGGTGGGCGCAACGCGCTTGAGCCATGGCTGACGAAGTTCTTCGACCACGGCAACGGCGTCGCGCTCACGCCAGATCGGACGTCAGCGCCGTGGTTTTGGGATGCATGGCAGCGGTGCGACCGCGCGTTGTTCACCCGGAAGATCCGCTTCCTGCGCCCGGATGGCTCGCAGGGTGTCAGCCCGTCGAACGGCACGTGCCTATTCGCTGCCGGTGATCGCGCGACGAAAGCACTCGACCGCGCTGCCGGCCTCGGTCTCGGTATTCTCGCACAGCCAATGAGGATTGCAGCATGGCCCCCGAGCTAAACGATATCGCGGATCGGGTGGAGGCGGCGGACGTATTGTTGACCCGTTCGTCACTATCCGTTACGGTCGGCGCGACCAATTTGGGGCCGAACATATGACCGACGAACGCAATACTGCCCGCGACCAGGCGATCCTGTCCGCGGCGATCGAACTGGCCGTGGTGCAGGGGCTGTCCGGCTTCACGCGCGGCCAGATCGCGGACAAGGCGCGGCTGTCCCCGGCCGGCGTGTCCAACTACGGCCGCTCGCGCATCACGAACGGGCCGCAAGGGACGGCTGGCGTGCTCGAACGGATCCGCACGGACGTGATGCACCATGCCGTAAGCGAAGGGCACCTAGCGCTGCTCGCCGTCGGGATCGCCGCGCGCCACCCGATCGCACTGGCCGCGCCGGATGACCTGCGCATTGCTGCGGTGGCGGGGGCTTAGGTACTGACCGCGCGATTAGTATGCGTGCCGTTGACGTAGAGCGCTGATCGGGCCTAGTTAGGCGGGCGGGGAGCGTTGGAAGCGCTCGACCCGCCCAGTCACATACGCCTAGGGAGGCGACGTACATGACACCGACACCTATAGATGCCTCTCGTCCGACGTGCAAGACGTGCCGTTACTGGCAGCCGGGCGCAATCATTCAAACCTTCTATTTTATAGCTTCTCAAGCCGACATTGCGAGTAGCCGCCGGTCAGAGGAACGGTCGACGCCCGAAAACTGGAAGAACAGGCAGTGCCGGTATAACCCGCCCCGTTCTAGCGGTTTTCCAAAGGCTCTGCCAGACCAGTGGTGTGGGAAGCACAAGGCGTGACCAACGACCTTTCGCTCTTCCCGCTTCTCCCCGAAACCAAGACCCCGGCGCTCGCCTGGGATGCGTTCAAGACCGGTCAGCGCCGCGCTTCCGATAGTGAACTGGCGGGTTGGGCTGCACAGCGGTACAATCTGGCGGTCGCGACTGGTGAACCTAGCGGCTGCGTCATCCTCGATTGCGACAGTTGGGAAGCGTGGGCTATCGCGACCGAACGCGACGTACCCGACACGTACACGGTCAAGACGCCTCGCGGCTGGCATTTCTATTTCCAGCATCCGGGCGGCTACGTCGGCAACCGCGCCAAGTTGGGTGGCGTTGCGGGCTGGGATATCCGTGGCGATGGTGGATATGTTGTTGCGCCCGGCTCGCACTATACGCCTAGCGAGGAAGACGCCGCCAAGGGCAAGGTCGCCGGTCCGTATTTCGTCGAAAATGACGTGCCAATGGCGCCCGCCCCCGCGTGGCTGCTCGACCTGCTCAAGCGTGATGTTGTGGCCCAGCCGATAGTTCCGCATAGCGAGTGCGAGCAGACGACTATCTACGGCCAGGGCGCTCTGAATGGCACACTGCGCGATCTGTCCGAAGCCGTACAAGGTCAGAACCTGTCGCATCAAATTTACGTGTCGTCGGCCCGCGTTGGCGAGCTCGTCGGAGGCGGCGAGGTTCAGTACGAACAGGGCTGGGAGTCGCTGCTCGAGGGTATCCGCGCCCACGTCGGCGATGAAGAGAAGGCGCTCGGCACGATGCTACGCGGTTGGGAAAAAGGTTGGGCGAACCCCAAGTCCGCACCCGAACGCACGATCCTGACGGCCGAAGCCGCCTTTGGCCAACGTGGTCCGCTCGTCGAGGGCGAACAGCCCGTTGACGTGCCCGAGCCGCCTTCCAGTCTAGGGCCGGTCAAACGCGAGCACACCGTGACGGGCGAACCTGCGTATCAAGCGTACTTCGCAGGTTGCGCGTTCGTTATCGTGGACGATGCGATCTGGGTTCCCGGTGGTGTGATGCTCAAGCGGTCCGCCTTCGATGCCGTATATGGCGGACCGACCTTTTATCTCGACGCGGAAGGGTCGAAGAATACTCGGTCAGCCTGGGAGGCATTCCGTACGACTGGGCAGGCGAACCTGCCGATCGTCTACCAGACCATTTTTCGTCCCGAACTGGCGCCGAATCTGATCAAGACGATTGAGGGTATGCCGGCACTGAACGCCTATACGCCGATCCACGTGCCGACACAGGAAGGTGACGCGTCGCGGTTCGTCGCGCATGTCCACAAGATGCTGCCTGACGGTCAGGATGCCGAGTACCTCCTGCACTGGATGGCGTCGTGCGTACAGAACCCGGGCAAGAAATTCCAGTGGTGGCCAGTCATTCAGGGAACGAAGGGTAACGGGAAGGGCCTGCTGCTCAACGTTATGATGGCGGCGATCGGGGGGCGGTACAGCCACCTTGTCAATCCCGAGGCGATGCAGAAGACGGGCAACCAGTTCAACGCATGGCTGGAACGCAAGCTGTTTCTCGGGTTCGACGAAATCCGTACGGGCGAAGGGCAGCGGCATTTCATCGAGATGATGAAGGAAACCGTCACGTCCGGCACGATCACTGTTGAAGGCAAAGGACAAGCACAACGCACTGCCGACAACCGCGCCAACGGCATGATGCTGACCAACTGGAAAGACGCCGTGCCAGTCGACTCCGACGAGCGGCGCTGGGGTATGTTCTGGTGCGCGCAGCAGGACTTCGAACACTTGGCGCGCGACGGCATGGGCGGCTCGTACTTCACGTCGCTGTACGACTGGCTGCGCGACCAGGGCGGCTATGCAATCGTCACCAATTACCTGAAGACGCGACCGCTTGTCGCTACCATGGATCCGGCCCGCGACCTGCAGCGCTGCCCCGAAACGACCAGCACGGCCGGTGCTCGCGCCCAGTCGCTCGGCAATCTCGAGCAGGAGGTGGCCGACGCGATTGAGGAAGAGCGGCCCGGCTTCACCGGCGGGTTCGTATCTTCCTTCGCGCTTAAAGGACTGTTCGCCACACTGCGGACGGTCGTAGGGCCGAAGAAACACGCGGGCATCATGAAGAACGTCGGGTACATCCTGCACCCGCGTCTGCCCGCCGGCCGGCTTACGGCCGCGGTGAACGGGCAGAAGCCGCGCGTCTATGTTCGGGCAGACGATGCGTACCTGATGGGGCTGGACGCTTCGCAGGTCGTGTCCGCGTTCGAGCAGACGGCCAACGGTGCGCCAACGATCAGCAATGTGGTGGCCTTCCCGCCTCGCGCATAATTATACATAACTGATTTGATGGCTCGTCCTGTAGATTATAGGGCGGGCCATATTTTTATGTATTTTTGGTTGCGGGCCTGCGTTTCGTTGCGGGCCTAGTAGAATCAACCACTTAGTACCCAAAAGCCCGTGAGCCCGCGTTTTTCAAGTCCGTTCCATAGGCGTGTGCGTGTGCGCATGTGTGCGAGCGTGTATACACGTAGAATAATAGGGGCTTTGCGGGCTTTGTGGGCTTCTTGTTTATTTTCAGTATGTTAAGAGGCCCGCGACGCTGATCGTTACGGGCTTTTGCGGGCCACCCTTGCGAGCGGCTAGTGCGGATGGTATTGACCGGTGTATGGCCGATAGCGATCAGGGACAGTCTCGCGCGCAGGACGGAATGTCGCTGTTCGACGAGATGCTTGCGGACATGATCGCGAGCGGCGAGCACTATCTGAACGAGGCGTGCGCTGCGCTCGGGCTGTCGTGGCGCCAGGTGTACCGTCGGCTTGCCAAGGACGTGGACTTCGCGGACCTGATGAATGAGGCGCAGGAAGCGGGCCTGGAGGTGCGGCGAGCTCGCCTCGACCGCATCGCGGCTGGCGACCAGACGGCGGGCAGCAGCGGCGACTGGAAGCGCGATCAATTGATGATCAAGCAAGGCAACTGGACGCTCGAGAAGCTGCACCCCAAGCGCTACGGGCCGAAGCTGGAAGTCGAGACGACGAACCGCAACGTGCAGGTGCCTATGTCCGACGACCCGAACGAGGCGGCCCGCGCGTACGCCGATCTGATGAAGGGTTGACAGCGCGGTCAACACGCGCCTAGCGTATGGCATCGATAGGGAGACGATTCGATGCAATACCGCAACGCCGACCGTCCGCTGGAATACACGCCCCTGCAGCCGCTCGTCACGCCTGCGCGGCCCTGGTACGTCCGCTACGAGATCCCGCTGACCATGCTCGTGCTGTTCGTCGCGACCGTCGCCATGGTGTCGCTGTGAGCGTCGGTCCGGAGCGGTACGTGCCGCGCGGCATCCTGTACGCAGTGGCCGCGGCGATTGGCATCTGGGCGGCGCTCGCCGTCATCGTCCTGTACGTGTGGGCGTGATGAAAAAAATCGTCCTGATAGCCGCCGCGTCGGGCATCATGAATGCTCAGTCTAAGCGCCACGAGCGTCACGCGGTCCGTCGCGAAGGCGACGAGCAGGCGTGCAGCTGCGGCAAGCGCTGGCCGGTCGGGGAGGCGCACCCATGACCGTCGACGAGAAGCGCGGATACGCCAAGGGTTATGCGGCCGGCACGAAGCGCACGGACCGCGACTTCGAACGCGCGGTGTTTCTGGCCGTGCTACCTGAACTGATCCGGAAGCCATGGCTGACGGGTGAGAAGACGTGGACCACGATGGATCAGTTCGTGAGGGGGGCGGCTGACTTCGCAGCCAAATCCGTGCGGCGGATGCCATGACTGTCGATCGTAACCCCGCTGGCGGCCGCGTCAGCCTGTCCGAAGCGACCCGCGTCCTGTCCGCCCGCAAGTCGTACCGCACGAGCGATCCGGTGCGGCAGGCACGGACCGACCTGGCCGAACTGATGGCGAACGGCTGTCCGTCGATCAGCGAGGCGGCGCGGACCATGCGGATCACCCAGAGTCGTTGTGACCAGCACTGGCAGGCGATCAAGCGTGAACTGGGCGTGGAGCAGTGCAAGTGACGACCCCCATCTGCCCATGCTGTGGTTACGATCTGGAACGTGACGGATCGGTGGAACGCGGCCTGTTCCGATACGTCCCGAACGACGGGGTGTATTACGACGGTCAGCGCGTCGAGGTGTCTCGTACGGTTCATGAGCTCGTCGGTGCGTTGATGCGTGCGAACGGGGCGACCATCACGAAACCCGCCTTGCATGATCGCATCGGCTACGAGGGTGATCGCCCAATTGTGGACGTGTATGTCTGCACGTTTCGACGCGTGCTGCGGCTTCGGGGCGTCGCGGATCCGATCCGCACGGTACGGGGCGTCGGTTTTGCATGGGTGGTGCAGGCATGACCCGTTGGCTCAACGCGCGTGAATGGCTCGAGCATGAGCGACTGACCGGCTTGCCGCACGCGGACTTCGCGGGCGAGGCGTTGCGGCAACTCGACTTGCTCGAGGATGCGGACGGGTTGGTCGAATTGATCGACGACGCGTTCGATGGTCCGGATGATCTGGTGGCCACCGCGAACATGTTTCGGGACTTCCGCGACGCGGTGCTGACCGTGCTCGTCGACGCGGGGGTGATCGACGATGACGTGCCGGCCGATCAGGTCGGTGCGTTGCTCCGTATGTTCTTGCCAGTATGAACGACCGCGCCATCCTTGAGGCGTTCGCCCGCGGTCAGCAGGCGAACCGTGCGGGCCGACCCATATCGACCTGCCCGCACCGCCCGTCCGAGACGATACGCTGGGACGCGTGGATCGCTGGCTGGTGGGACGAAGAAGGACCGAAGTACGTGGTGGCGAGCAAATGACCGAGCCCGTAGTCTGCGAGCACTGCGCGCACGAGCCGTCCTATCAGCGACGCGAGGCGTTCCAGCAGCCGTACCGCGGCCAATGGCACGCGCTGGTCGAATGGGCGGCGGACCGCCAGCGCTCGGGCTTCCCGATCTATCCGGACGACCTGATCCGCACGATCCATCGCCTGGCCGACGAGCAGCCGGACGCTCGGGCCGCCACGGCGCACCGCACCACGCGATATGGGCGGGAGGGCGAGGCGGAGTGAACCCAGCTATCCCCGCGGATTGGGACTGGAAGCACCCCGCGTACGCTCAAATCTTCCAGCAGCGAGCTCGTCGGCTCTACAAGATCCGGTCGCAGCCCGAGTTGCTGCCTGGGCTGAAACGCTTCTACAAGGACAATCCCGCCCAGTTCATATCGGACTGGATGTGCACGGCCGACCCGCGCAATCTGGACATCGGCCTGCCCGCCATCGTCCCGTTCCTGCTGTTCCCCAAGCAGGTCGAATGGGTCGAATGGGTCATGCGTCAGTGGCAGACGCGACAACCCGGCGTGACCGCGAAGAGCCGTGAGTCTGGCGTGTCGTGGCTTGCTATCGCGACGGCGTGTACATTGTGCCTGTTCAACGACAACATGACGATCGGCTTCGGCTCGCGCCATCTGTACCTCGTCGATACGCTTGGCGACCCGGACAGCCTGTTTTGGAAGGCCCGCGAGATCATGGCGCTGCTGCCCCCGGAGTTTACCGGCGGTTGGACGCGCGACCACGCGCCCGAGAAGCGGATAAAGTTCCCCGGCACGGGAAGCGTGATGAAGGGCGAAGGCGGCGACGATATCGGCCGAGGCGGTCGTGCCAGTATATACTTTGTCGACGAGGCGGCTTTTCTGCAGCACCCGGCGCTAGCGGAAGCGTCGCTGTCCGCCACGACCAACTGCCGTATCGATATCTCGACGCCGAACGGCACGGGCAACCCGTTCCATACGAAGGTGACGAAGTGGCCTAAGGACCGCGTGTTCCTGTTTCATTGGCGCAACGATCCCCGAAAAGACGAAGCGTGGTATCAGGACCAGCTTTCGAAATGGGATCCGGTAACGATCGCCCAAGAGATCGATATGGATTTCGCGGCGTCGGTCGAAGGCGTGCTGATTCCGTCCGCATGGGTCGAAGCGGCGGTCGACGCGCATATTAAACTCGGCTGGTCGGTCAGTGGCGAGAAGCGCGGCGCGTTGGACGTTGCGGATGAGGGCAAGGACAAGAACGCTTTTGCGCTGGCACACGGCCCGCTCGTGCAGTTCGTCGAGCAGTGGAGCGGCAAGGGTGACGACATTTTTGGCACTGTTGAGCGCGCCTTTGGTCTTGCCGACGCGAACGGGCTGACCGGCTTTCAGTACGACGCGGACGGCTTGGGCGCCGGTGTTCGTGGCGACGCGCGGGTGATTAACGAGCGCCGTCGCGATCAGGGCGTCAAGGCCGGCAGCATCATGCGTGCGCTTGAAATCACTCCGTTCCGCGGATCGGGTGCGGTCGAACGGCCCGACGCTAAGGACGTGCCGGGGCGTACCAACTTCGATTTCTTCAAGAACCTGAAAGCACAAAGCTGGTGGACGTTGCGCAGGCGCTTCCAGCAGACTTTCCGAGCGGTCAGAGGCGAGGAATACGACCCGGACATGGTAATTTCGTTGTCGAGCGAGATCACCGACCTGACCGACCTGAAGGCCGAATTGAGCCAGCCGACCTTTAGCCTTAACCCACAGGGCAAAGTCGTGGTAGACAAAGCACCAGACGGAACGCGCTCGCCGAACCTGGCGGATGCGGTCATGATCCTGATGGGCCGCCACAAACGGGCTATGCGGATCAGCGACGAGGCGATGAGGGCGGCATGACACACACCGGTAAGTATGGCGGCTTGTGCCTTTGCGGCCATCTCAACGCCGTCACGTCTGATCGGCGCGAAACGTTCGGTAGCGTACTGGTCGTTCATGGCCGCAAGCATTGCTTCACGGTTCTGCGGGACGCTGTTGTGCCGCATCCGGTCCGGTCGATGGCCCGTAGCCGGGTGTCTAATCGTCCCGCGCTGCGAGCCGCGATAGCCGAGCGTTACGAACATACGTTCCGGCGTCTGGCGGCTAGTGAGCGCCGCGCATGACCCGCATGGCTCGCTTCCGCGCATGGCTTGCGGGCAGCACTAGCGCACCGCCCGCCCCACTGGTCGACGACCGCCCCGTCGCCAAGGGCATGACGGTCAGCACGGCCGCGCAGTGGGAGGCCAACCGTACCGGCCGCCCCGTGCCGATGCCCGATGAACTGTTCGCACGCCCCGTACCGCCGCCGGGCGTGCTACCGGTCGGCATGGCGATGGACGCGCTGCCCGCACTGACCAGCATGGCCGCGTGGGGACTCGCTTCGGCGTTCCACGAGGGGCTCGCCTTCCCGGGCTATGCGTATCTGGCCGAGCTCGCGCAGCGCGCCGAGTACCGGCACATGGCGGAAATATGGGCCGAGCACGCGACCCGCAAATGGATCAAGCTGTCCGGTCCCGACGAGGATCGGCTCGGGCTGATCGAAGCGGAGTTCGAACGGCTGAACGTCCGCGCGTTGTTCCGCCAGGCCGACGAAAAGGACGGCCTGTTCGGGCGGTCGCATATCTACATGGACTTCGGCGACGGCGAGCGCTCGCAGCGGCTTATGGTCGACGCGCGCAAGGTGACGCCCGCCCGTCCGCTCCGTTCGCTGCGCGTGCTGGAAGCCATGTGGTGCTACCCGGGCCAGTACGAGTCGATGGATCCACTCAGCCCCGACCACTACCGCCCGCGCGCGTGGTATGTGCAGGGACGGACCGTGGCGGATAGCCGACTGCTCACGTTCGTGCGGAACGAAGTGCCCGATATGCTCAAGCCGGCCTATGCGTTCGGCGGCCAGTCCGTCACGCAGATGGCCAAGCCTTACGTCGACAACTGGTTGCGCACCCGGCAGTCGGTCAGCGACGTGACGAGCGCCTTCAGTCAGATGGTGCTCGCGACCGACATGGGTTCGACGCTGACCGGCGGCAGCGGCGCCGATCTGTACGCGCGCGTCGACATGTTCAACATGACGCGCGACAACCGCGGTACGATGGTCATCAACAAGGATAGCGAGGAATTGACGAACGTCACGACCCCGCTGTCCGGGCTCGACAAGCTGCAAGCACAAAGCCAGGAACAACTATCGTCCGTCGCGCGCATCCCCCTGTCAGTCTACCTGCAGGTCACGCCGACCGGCCTGAATGCGTCGAGCGAGGGCGAGATACGGTCGTTCTATGCGGACGTGCAGGCGCATCAAGAAAAGGACTATCGACCCAACCTTCAGCGGCTGCTCGAGATCGTGCAGCTGGGGATCGACGGCACGATCGATACGGACGTGAAGTTCACGTTCGAACCGCTCTGGCAGATGTCGGCCGTGGACGAAGCGACCGTGCGCAAGACCGAAGCGGAAACGGACCAAATCTACGTGGTGGCAGGTGCGGTCAGCAACGAAGAGGTGCGCGAGCGCCTGCGCGAACAGGACGGCGGAATGTACCAGTCGGTCGGGCTGACCGGCGATGCGCCCGAGCCGGAAGAGGACGAGGATGAAGACCCCGCCCCTACCGAAGAGTAGCGTCCCGCAGCGCCCGTCCGCCGCCACGCGCGAGCGGTACGAGAAGGCGCTGGACGGCATGGTCGACAAGATGGGCCGATCCTTGCGCAAGTGGCTGCTCGCCGCGTACCGGCCGCACGCCATCGTCCTGACCGCCATGGACGCCAGCGCGGCCAGTCTGCTGCAGGCGGCCATGCGCAAACTGACCAAGCTATGGCTCGCGCGGTTCGACGAGTTCGCAAACCCGACCGCGGATCTGTTCGTACGCCGCACGCGAGACGGGCTGATGCGCGACCTGCGCAACGCCGGGTTCACGATCCGTATGCGCCAGACGCCCGCCATGACCAATGCTTTTCAGGCGGTCCGCAACGAGAACGTCAGCCTCATAAAGTCGATCGCCACGCAGCATCTCGGACAGGTCGAACAGCTGGTGCAGCGGACCGTCGCGAGCGGCTTCGATATGTCAGTGCTGGCCGGCGGGCTCGAGAAGCAACTGGGCGTCACCAAGCGACGGTCCGCCTTTATCGCGCGCGACCAGTCCGCCAAGTCACTGTCCGCCATGCAGCGCCAGCAGTATCTCGACCTAGGCTATACGAAGGGCAAATGGCTGCATAGCGCCGGCGGCCATACGCCACGGCCCGAACACGTCGCGTTCAGCGGCAAGGTGTTCGACCTGCGCACTGGCCACGACTTTGAGGACGGCGAGGGTCCGACCTTCCCGGGTCTACCGGTCAACTGCAAGTGCGTGTTCGGTCCGGCTATCGAGGGTATTGACTACTAAATTAGCAGCGCCTAGACGGGTCGCACGGTCGTTATACGGTCGGTTGAAGCAAAGCGGACACGCGGGGGCAGTACCCGCCACCTCCACCATCGACCCCGCCTACGCAGCGGCCAAAACCGAACCGGGGCACCGGCTTAGGGACGGCGACAACGGTAGGTGTTGCAACCGGGGTCGTTGATGGGGGCGAAACAGGATCGACCCGCTGCGGCGAATACTGTTTAGATGGTAGGAGCGAATAGGGTCGGCAGGCAGGGTGTCGTTAGGGGGCTTCGGTCCTTCCTGCTACGGGATGCGTAGAGTTAACGCATGAAACCGGCTGGTTCGCTAGTCATTGCGGGTGCGACCCCCGCCGCATCCCACCTACCCAACATCGTCCCTATCCGCTATGCTGCCCGTCGACACGTACGGAGCGGCCAGCGCATGACCCTTGTAAATCTCGTCAAGTTCACGGCTGATACGACCGGTACGGGTGCGATCACCGTCGGCCAGGCCGTTCCGGGCTATCGCGGACGCGAAGTGCTGACTGACGGCGGGGTGTACAGCTACAGCATCCAGCAGGACGCCGACTGGGAGTTCGGGCGCGCTACGTATCTGGCCGCATCGAACGCTTTCGTTCGTACGCCGTTCGGTTCGTCCAATGGGGGCGTGGCGATCGATCTGCAACCTAACGCACCGGTCGCATTGATCGCACTGGCCGAAGACCTCATGGCGCTGGCGGGCGGCGATGTCGATCCGACCGCGCTGGCTAACGAGGTTGCGCGCGCCACCGCGGCGGAACAGTATCTGTCCAACCGTATTGTCGCGGCGTCGCTCGGCATCCTCAGTTATACGACCCGTGCCGCCCTGTACGCCAACACGACCGCCGCGACCGGTACGCTCGCGCAGGTGACGGCCGACCCGACGCCCGCATACAATAATTTCTACCGGTTCAACGGCGCGACGTGGGATATCGACACAGCGTTTGGACAGGCATTCGCCGCGACCGTGCAGCCGCAGATCGATGCCCTGTCCGCCCGCTTCTCCACGGACGTTCTGTTGCTCGCCGGCGGGCGAATGGTCGCGGGCGCCATCATCGATAGCAACGGTGGTCGTATCGTCGATCTGGGCGCCCCGCTCAGCCCGAACGAACCAGCGCGAATGGTCGAACTGACCACGCTGGTCGGACAGGTAGCAGCCGCGCTGCAGGGCAATCTGGACGCGCAGATCGCCCGTCTCGACGCGATCCCCAAGCTGATTTCGTCGAACGATTACGCGCCGATCTACAGTATCGAGCGGCCTAACGCGGTGTTCGCTACGTTCTTCGGCGCTACGGTCGACGCGTTCTATATTCCGGTGCATACGCCGACCGACGAACTGACGACGAGCGCGCTGACAATCTGGCCCGGCTCGCTCGCCGGCAAGACGACTCTTCGGGTGTCGCAGATCCGCCGGCCGCTTGCTGACGGGGATGTCGTCAACGGGTCGGGCAATGCACTGGCACCCGGATTCGGGCCAAACGACGTGACGAACTCGACGGTTGTGCCGTATTTCATCGTCGTCGTCGTGCCGAACTACCTGACCAACCAGGCGCAGGCCGTTACGCTCGACCTCGCGCCGTTCGGCTTGCATCGTGCCGACACGATCTATTTTTACATGGTGGAAGTGCTGGCCGCCGACGGCTCGGTCGCTATCGCTGCGATGGGCAAGGGCAATCAAGTGCCAGCTGCGACCCCGGGCTGGGCGCGCGGCTGGTATCGCCAGAGCGGCGGCACGGGCTATAACCGGTTGTCCGAGCCCGGCACGGTCGGCGACGCGTACGCCTTCACGTTCTCGCGCAAGGCGATCCGTCCAGCGACCGTCAAGGTGCGCAGCTTCCAGCAGGCGGGTGATACCCCCAATGCGTTCGGTAACGTCAAGGTGCTGCCCGATGTGACCGTGCGGGACGCGTCTAATCCGCAGGGCGCCGTCGTGCAGGGCGGCGAGGTGACTTTCCCGGTTCCAGCCAATGTGACGGTGACGGCAGAATCGATCACGCTGCAGCCCGGCGGATATGCGTCGCTCTACTATGCGCCGCTGGGCGGTTCGGTCGTCGTCACCCCAGCCGGCGGCGGCGCGGCGCTGGTCGAAGGCACGAACTACACGATCGACTATGCCGCCAACGCGATCCGCGGGATCGGGGCGACCCGCAGCGTGACGGTCGCGTACACCGGACAGCCTGTTCGGTACGATATGGTTACCTACGGCACGAACAGCAAAGTGCGCAGTCTGACGACCGGTCCGGTTCGCGGGTTCGATGCGTGTGAGCATGCCCCCCGTCTGCGAGGCACGCCCGTACACCCCGATTACGGTCCGTCACTGACCGCCCCCGTTGTCTCGACGCCGCAGCGCCCGCTGTTCATGGTGCGGACGAGTGCGGTCAGTTCGGACGTGATCCCGCTGCACGATGCGCAGACCGGCGTCCGCGAGCGCGACCAAGCGGAATATACGACGCTGATGGCGCGCAACGCCCGGCTGCTCGCTCCGGTCATCGCGCGGGCACGGCAGGGCCTGCCCATCATCATGACCGGCTATGGTGACAGTCTGACCGCGCAGGGCGACAGCCAGAGCATCACCGTGGCGAACGGCGATCGGGACACGCTCGCGTCGTTCTACCAGCCGCTGGAAGCCGGCACGCTCGGCCGCCTGGCCGCCGACACGTTGGCGCGCATCACGCGCTATCCCGGCGACATGGGTGCGACGGCGCATCAGCATCTCGGCTGGAACTGGCAGATCAAGCGCGCGCTCGAACTGCTTGGCGGGTCGACCGTCACGTACCTGAACCGGGGCATCGGCGGGTCGAACCTCGACACGACCGGCACGGGTGCCAACAACCCTGCCCGCCTCGCCCCGGTCTATGCGGACGGCGCGCACCTGTTCCCGTTCTGCGTCGGCGAGAACGACAAGGGGCAGTCGTATATCTACGACCGCGTCATGTCGCTGATCGAGGCGGTTCGCGCGGGCGCCCCGAACATGGTGCTCTATCTCGTCCCGCCGCCGTTCAACGCGCTGTACAGCCCGAACATCACGATAGAAATGTCTGGATCCACGTACAAGATGGCCTGCGACGCCGCGACCGATGCGGGGATTGCATACGTGCCGCACGCTTTGATTCAAGGACCGGACGCGCAAGGGCCTTCCCGTCTCTCGCGGCAGGATTACAGCTTGTGCAACGGAATAAACCATCCGGGACCGACGCAACTGTTGGCAATCGGCGAGCTCGCCGCTACGCCGTTCCTTCTATAAATCAGGAGCAATACCGATGGTTACCGCAATCCAGATCGACAAGGCCAAGCAAGTCAAGAAGGCGCTTACCGCTGCCGAGACGGCCAACCCGGGCAGCGCCGAACTGACCACTCTGCACGAGAAGCTGAAAGCCCTGCTCGACACGTTCGAGGCGGACGTTCCGACGGCCGACTTCCAGACGCTCGGCGGCGGCACGAACAAGGACGGCGTGTAAATGCAAGTCTGGCCGCTCTATGCAGGGCTGGCCATTGCGGCGTGCGCAGCCTCTTGGCGGGACTTCGATCTGCGGCCCGTCGGGGTCGCGCTCGTCGGCAGCTTTCTGGCGAGTAACGCGGCGCAGTGGCTGTCCGTGCAAGAGCGGCCAGCCGCGTACACCGTGTGCGAGGTAATGGTTTTGTCCATGGCGTTCCTCGCGCACGTATGCGGCGCAAGTAGGCTGACCGTCGGCATCGTCGCAGTGAGTATCATATCAATCTCGACCAATCTCTACGTCACAACCATTGACCATCCCCTCCGTTCGCAGGTCATGCTATGGGAATTGGCCACTAATCTATGCTTTGGTGCGGAATGTCTGCTTGTGGTAGGTATCGCACTTCATGGACGTATTCGTACACGTAATAGGGCTGATAATGGGCGCACTGGCACTTCACTTCATGGTCGTACGACGGGTGCGGGCCGATGACTGAAGTGCTGCGGGTAATGCAGGTGCTGATGGTTTGCGCGTGGGGCTTGCCTCTCGTTCTGTTCGCCAAGTACGCATGGCGCAAGGCGCGCGGGCCGTTCGATACGCTGCGAGCCGCCATCTGGACGGTCGCCCTGTCCGTCATGCTCTTCCCCGTTCGCTGGTTCGTCATGGGTACGGCCATCGCCGGGATGCAGCCGCGCGAACTGGCCGTCTGGTCCGCCCTGTACGTGCTCGGCACGCTGGCCGCCCTGTTCGTCACGTCCGCTACCTGGGACGTATCTCGTGGACATGAATGATCCTTCCGCCGTCCCCGTGGCGGTCAAGGGCTTCACGTGGGGCGCCGCCGCGGGCTGGTCGACGTTCCTCGCTGTTGTCGCGGGCATAGCTATGGCCATGCGTAATGCCGGCCCGTTCATGACCAAGATGGTCGAACTAATCTTGAACCGGGGCGATAAAATCCGCGGGGAGAAGCGGGAGGAAGAGTTGAGCCTGACGGACCGCGTGGAAGCTATCGAAAAGCGAGCTTCCACTGCGGAGCGCCGGCTGGGCTTCGTTATGTCGGCGTGTACGACGCTGATCGAAGCGTTGGAAGGGCTCGACAAGGATCACGCGGGACTGAAAACCGCTCGTGCTCAGCTGCGCATGGCGGTTGCGGCAAATACGGAAGTCGACCCGTTTGAAGATCTGTTGAACCAACTGGGCGGCTTACCGTCTATTCCGGGGAAGCCCTAATGAAATACGTCCTGTTGGCCATGGACCGCGCGCCCAGTGCCCGCCGCGTTGACGCGCAGGGCTTCCTGCACCTGTCCGCGACGAACATCAGCAAGGCGAACGTCTGCCCGTATTTCGGTCGCGAGATCCCCGGCTGGCAAGAGCTCGGGCTGGACGGCAACCGCGTCTACAATCTCCTGCGCGATCCGGCCGAACTGAAGGCCGCGGCGCACACGTTCGACAATCTGCCCGTGCTGTCCGAGCACGTGCCGGTCGACGCGGACGACATCCCTGACGATCTGGTCGTCGGTTCGACCGGTTCGCACGGGGCGTTCGACGGCACGTATCTGGCCAACAGTCTCGCCATCTGGAAGCGCGAGGCGATCCGGGGCGTAGAGTCGAACCGCAAGCGTCAACTGTCCAGCGCGTACCGCTACACGCCCGATATGACGCCCGGAAATTATCAGGGTATGCAATACGACGGAATTATGCGAAATATCGTCG